GTAGCGAGCAGTCCAAGCTTCTTGAGCATTGTCATAAGCGATGGCAGAACCCTCGTTTTTAACAGGTGCGGCTGAGAAGCCAGACAATTTTGTTTCTTCTTCGAATGAACGCTCTGAAGATTCAGTTTCGTAAATCTCTTCGTGTTCTTGACCGTAACGGGCATATTCTAAACCGAATAATGCGTTAAGACCTGGTAGTAGCTCTTTAAGGAGCTGTGCGCGTGAAATAGCCATATATTATCTCCTTAATTAGGCGGCAGCAAGGCCAGTGGTTGATAGAAGTTGTGACAAGTTAAGCTTAACAATACACTCTACGAATGCATCTGCGCCTGTCGCTGTCTCTGGAACTACACTTACTACACGGAACGGGAAAGTTGCTGTAACAGCAGCTGAACCACCATAGATAGATGAAGTCGCGTTACCAGTGTTTGCATCAGGAGTACCAACGATACCTGTTACGTTTGTGCCGACGATGTTTTTGCCTGCAGCTGTAATGGTTGAGTTGTTACCTGTAAGTGCTACTTTGTATAACGCAAATGGGTCATCAACTACATAAGCGATAACGTTAGTTACGCCTGAAGCTGGTGCGTATTGTGCTTGTACTGTTTGGCCAGATGAGTTTGTGTATTGAACACCTACTGCAACGCCAAGAATAACACCTGCTGTTAAATCTGAATCACCTGATACTGTGCCGCCTATAACTAATTGAACTGGTTGACCATTGTAGATTGCTTGACCTGATGTTACAGGGTACTGACGAACAGCACCTGCGTATGGTAAGCCATCTAAACGGTTAATCGGTTTAAAGCCATAGGGAGCGGATACGGTTGGATATGCCATATAAATCTCCTAAAAATTAAAATTAATTACCTTTGCCAAAAGATGACGATGATTTGCGCTCATTAAATAGAGGCATACGAGGGTCACTTTGGCGCATCAAATTATTATCTACTGCCTCTGTTTGAGATTGAGTCAACTGATTGTAGTGTGCACTACGTTGTTCAACAAACTCTGTAGGAGTCTTGCATAATAATAATCCGCCTATCTCAATGTTGTCTTTAAAACGACTTTGAGGGTCGACTAGCAATTTAAATTTTGGTTGTTCCTCTATGCTTACAGGTTCCCATCCTTCTCTGAGTTTGGCAGATAGGTTACGCGGGTCCGCATTGTTAAGCGTTGAAGTACGAATCCATCTATACGAATACCCGGCCTGTTTGTCAGGTTCTGGGAGCAATTCCGCTGGCTGCCATTGCTTAGGGCGTTCAGTTATTGCTCGGGTTTCTAAGTCGCGTGGTACTTTATTAATAGTGTTTGTCATTATCTGTTCTCCAATTTTAAGGCCGCTTGCGCGTATTGTTCGTTAGTAAGTCCCAATTTTTTTGCTAATTGTACTTGACTAGCTCTAAGTTTAATTTTGTTCGACGCTGTGCTTCGAGAAGCTGGCGCTACAACTGTGCTTGGTTTTGTAGAAGCACTTTCAACTTTTTCCTTAACAGGTTCAGAATCACTAAAGTAACCACTAAACGTGTTCCGCATTGTTTTGTCCAATTCGGCGTAGTATACGTCAGAGCCAGCTTTATATCCTGAGTCTACAAGTTCTTCATGCACAGCTAAGGCTGCTGCAGTCATCACTTTGTTAGAACCATACCAATCGTTACTATCTAGCCATTTTTCTAGCTTAGGGTCCGCTTGGCGTACAGGATTTTGCTGTACTTGCTCTTGATATTGAGTTTGTACACTATTATTATCTTCTTGTAAAGAGGGTAATTTAAAATTCTTTATCTGCATCAATTTGAGGTTAGCATTCTGCATAGCCTCTTGAGCTTCAATTTGTTTATCAGTATCCCCTGAGTCATATGCATCTTTGTAAGCGCGCTTAGCCATTTCTAGCTGAAGATTAGCCGATGTTTGCATGGACTCTACGTATTCTTTTTCGCCTGTAGTAAGAACGTTCTTAATACGTTTGTTCTCTTCTATTAGGCGCTGTGCAAGGTTTACAGCTTCACGTTGTTCACGTAATGCGGCTTCTTTTTCACGACGTTCGTCATGGTAGACCTTACGCATTTGTTTTAGACGTTGCTTGGTAGCCTCGTCATACTTGTCTAACTCATCCTTATCAAGCTCTTCAACAAGCTCTTTTGGCATGGGCTGACGATTGCGGTCTTCTGCAGGGGTGTCGTCTTCGATTTCAATCTCAAAGCTACCTTCTGCTTCGTTCTCTGCAACGTTGACCTTTTTATCCTCATCGGGAAATGTAAACTCTTCTTTCTCAAATTCAGGCATCTTGTCCTCCTTATTTGCGACGGATACCGCGAGGGTCAGCTACAACCGCTTCAACTGTATCATCATTGATTATACGAAACTCACGACCGTGGATAACCAAACGGCTACCAGAATGTGGGCGAACTAAAACGAAATCACCTTTCTTACACCAAGCACCCGTAGGAAACTTAGCACCGTCTTTATAACAATCTGGACCTAAATCAACCACGAATAAAACCGTAGTTAATGCTTCCTCATGTCGTATTGTTTCATCTGCTTTTATTAGACCACTATCGTATTCCTTATCCATTTCTGGTATTGCACAAAGAATATGATACCCAGACGGTTGTGGAAGCTGTGATGCTTTTTCTTCGTCTGTTGCTTGTGGTTTATAAGAGCCTACTATTTGCGGATTATTGGGGTTTGTAGCCAATAAAATCTCACTCATCTAAATTCTCCAATCGTTTTTTGAGGTCTACTATAATTGAACATGCGGCTTCGAGACCTCGTAGCTGACCACATATATACCTGTATTCTTCTATTGTTGGGCAATTGCCCCGGACTAATGCCTCGGAAAGCATGTCCATGCGGTCTTTGTACTCGCCTAGAAGAACATCATAAATTTTATAATCCATTATTCACCCTTTTTAGGAACATTACGTCTAGCAGCCATTACCGCTTGAAGGTTTCTACTGATTACGTCTTGGCTTTTCATGTCACGGTTATGTTTGTTACCCGTTTCATGTTTTTTAAAGTCATGTTGCTGTTTAGATACTTGTTTTACAGCATCAGCTACCATTTTAGTGTCTTCTTTTGCTGCATTAAACTTAAGTTGCTTATCTGATTTAGCCATGTCTGCTTGTAACTTAGCCTTTTCAAGTTGTAACTGTTGGACTTTGAACTGCGCATCGGTCATGTCTTTTGTTTCTTTGCGTTTCTGTTCTGCGGCTTTAAGCTGCAACTCTTGTTGTTGCATTTGAATGATTGGGTCTTGTTGCATTTGCTGAGCTTTTTGTTGCTGAGCTTCTGCTTGGTTTTGTTGTAACAGACGCTGCGCAGCCTGCGCCAACATCGGAGCCAAGCGTTTCTCAACTTCTGGGTCCATAGACATTACTTCACCGTCTACATCTTTCTCTGGTGGTAACTCCATACCCAACTGTTTCTCTATCTCAACACGGTATGCATAGCCTAAGTGCTCGTTAATATGAGCCATCATAGCCGCTTGAATCTGCGGAGCCATAGGGTTGTTCTGTACTAGAGCCACGATTTTCGGGTCTTGCAATGCAGCTGTGTGAACCGCGATATGAGACTGATGGTCTTGGTAAGAAAACGCCTTGACCGGTTTCATCATCAATATGTTCTGATTCTCGGTCACTGGGTCCATAGGCTTCTGGTCCTCGTCCATAGGAATTAACTTACCTACATTCTTAATACCCATCACTTCTAACATCTGACGGTGTAATAAAGGCATGTTGTATATCTGAGGAGTTTGTTGCGCTAACTGCATAACAGCTTGGTACTGTACAATCTTCTGTGCCATTGTTGAGGCGTTAGGGTCAGATACAGGGATTACCTCTACGTTATTGTAGTCAGATTTCTTAGCCTTACGGTCGCCTTCTTCTGGCTCGTAGTTATAATCATCTGGAGTGTATGCTGCGATTATTTCTTTAAGGAGACCTAACTCTTGCTTCATAGAATAGTGTATGCGAGCTTGTACGGCTGACATAACCTTCAAGGTACGCTCTAAAATAGCAAGTGTTGTTCCGACTGGAGAGTTAGCTGACATGTCAGAGATTTGCAAGTCTGCTGTATTAGCGAAGCGACGACCTTCTTCTACGATTTGGCCTAATAAGCCCATAAGAACTTGTGAAGGCTCTTTGTATGGTAGAGGCATAATATTGTCACGCATAGTGCCTGACGGTACATCTACATCACGGAACTCACCTGGAGCTATCGGTGTGTCATCACCCTTGACACGAAGTCCGCGAGTTTTAAAACCACCCGGTAAATTGCTGAGCGTACCCGCATCAACCAACTGGCGAATAAGTGAAGTGCCAGACTTAGCAAAAGCCCCGACCAGATGAATAAGCCCAAAATAATAAAAGCCGAAACCCGGAACATAACCATAATGGACGAAGTGCTGACGTTTTTGATAGGTTTCATCTTCAGGGTCCCAGTTGCGGCGTACTGCTAATACAGTGTTAGTGCCTTTCTCTATAGTTATGACGTATGGCAGCGCAATGCCTGTAGCTTTACCATCGTCGTCCTCATGCTCGTAACCCGGTAGGTCGTAGTCGACGTGCATCTCTAATACTTTGTAGCGTGAGTCACTTGTGGCACGGAAGCCCATCTTCTCGGCTATCTTCTTCTCTACCTCATCTAATACATCCGATGGGTCGCCCAACTCAACATCACGATAAAACCCAGCCACTTGTAAGCGACGTAGTTCATTCTCTGTCTTACGCATTACGTGGGTTACACGCTCTGCTGACTCTAAGTTAGACGCGCCGTATGGCACAACGATATCTTCTGCCGGTACAAATAGAGATACTTGACGGTCTAGATGCGGGTCAAAGTACACTTTCTTAAACGCGTTACCACTTAGACCTAGGCCCCATAACATGCGCTCATGCTCTGGACGGTATTCCTTCATCACATCAGTAAGCTGGTAGTTCATGTCATCTTGCACACGAAGGGCCGCATCTTTTTTCTCTACGGTCTCTTTACCAATTATCTGTGTCTTAACTGGGCCAGCTGCAGGGAACATCGACATCATAGTCTCAGCCTGAAACTTAACTAGCGCTTCACTTAATAGTGGGTGGTACACACCACACGCGCCTTCCCATGGCTCGCTACGTTCTTCAATCTTCATACCTAGCAACTCTAGACCATCTACATAGGTTTGTATCCAGTCTTTGCGGGACGCTAAGTCATCTTCATAGTCAGAGACAAGTTCTGAAGCCATTGTAGTCAACACGCTGTCATCCATGTCCTCGGCTAAGTTCTTATTAAACTCGTCCTCGTCAACACCTGGCTCGATGTCTATCTCTAAGTCACCTATCTTGATGCCCACGCTCTCTGGGTCTTCAATCTCTATCTCGATGGGCGGTGCAGTCTCATCATCCTCGGTCATGCCTAGGGGGGCTTGGTATAACGCTTTGTCCATATTTGTTGCCATAATATATTCCTTTAATAGTATGCAGCTTTTCTTTTATATTTATATAACATGTCGTCGTCAGGCTCATCATTAGGAAGTTTGATGAACCCCCCTTGTCTGAAACGAAATAGTGCTAGTGTTGTAGAGTCGACTTGGTCATCGTTTGCCCCGCTCGGAAAGTCGTTGCACTCCTCAATAACTTCTCTAGCCCATCTACGGTCCGGTGCCCACACAATGCCAGAGCGAAATAAGTCAGACACCGCATTTACTCGGCTTATCTTATCCTGCCCTTTTCCTGGCGTGAACTCACCTAGTGGAAGTCCCATCCTACGCATCTCTTGATACAACGCTGAGCCGTTGGACTTCTTCTCCACTATGAACGAGTCAGGCTCCCACTCCTTATACTCCTTGAGTGCTAGCGCTTTTAACTCCGGAAACTCCAAACGCTCTTTTATTGCGTTTAACAGGATTATATTATAATTAGACACTTCCTCGTTATAAAAAACACCCCATGTTGTCAATGAGTTATAGTCAGCTCGGTTGTTAGTCTCCTGAGCCGCGTCCAGCGCCATAATAATAAACTCACACTGTGGTGGGTCTTCCTTGTCCCATATCTGCCACCACTCCCTCTTTATCAGCGCACCTTCTTCTGACGTAGGGTTTTGTAAATATTGTGCATTCCAGTAACGGACGTCCAGCACGGCACGTTTTGCAGCTAACTCTTCCAAGGACCAGAACTCGGGCCACAAGGGTACCTCGTATTTTTCTGTCTTTATTTCTTTATGTTCTATGTTGTCCTCGTCGACAACGGTGTACTCTATCTTTCTTTCCTTCTCGAGTATTGCGGGGAACTCTACTATCTCCCAGTCCTCTGCGTCCTCGTTCTTAATCATCTGGTTTAGGATTTGTCCGGTCAAGTCAAGCTTAGACCACCTAGTCATTACGACAATTATCGCACCACCTGGCATAAGACGCTGAATAGGGCCAGATTGAAACCATTCCCAAGCAGGAAGAAAAACATCTGCTCGCCCCTGCTTAGCTTCTTGTTCAGAATGAGGGTCATCAATGATAAAAAGGTCAGCGCCTCGCCCAGCAAGAGCGCCACCAACACCAATTGCAAAGTATTCACCATTAAAATTAGTACCCCATCTACTTGCACTTTTACTGTCTGACTGCAGTTCTACCTGCGGAAATATGTCTTTATAGGGGTCTGAACCCACCAAGTTACGCACTCGACGCCCGAAGTTAACAGCCAAGTCCGCTGTGTGTGATGCCATAATAATCTTCTTATGTGGGTATTTGCCCAAGAACCAAGCCGGAGCTAGGTACGATATCATCTCTGACTTACCATGACGCGGTGCAATGTTAACTACAACCCGTTTCTTCTTGCCCTCGGCAATCTCCTCGAAGATTTTAGCCAGTCTTTTGTGGTGGGCACCTACCTTATAGTCCGGATACACATGGTGTATGAAGTCAAGGAACGAATCCTTAGCCACTTCTTGGGTTAAACCATCCTTATATACCTTTAATAGAGGTAAGACCTTGCGTTTCTGCTCTTCCGACATTGTCGGGAAGGCGTTTTCTATCTTCTGCACGTCTTCAGCCGTGAGTTTTCTTTGGGGTTTACTCACTACGCTTGCTTTCTATGACTTCGCCTTCAATAACCCTGCCTTTTATGCTACCAAGCACCTTTAATAGCTCATCTTCTACTTCTTCTAGGGTCTGATGCTTAATAACTGTCTCGGTTCTCTTCTTAAATGCGTCGACTCCGTCTACTTCACCCAGTTTTGCAAGGGCAGACAGCCTTGTTTTAGCATCTTTACCCGTGGCAGCCTCTTTTACTAGGCCATTAATCACGAAAAGCTTCAGTTCAGCTAGGTCATCGACTAAAACGTGGGTGGTTTCCGCCACAAGACCCGCCAAAAAGGCCATGGTTTCGTTTGGGTACCGTGTTAAATCTAGTTTTGTGTTGGGGTCAGACATAATTTTACGCGCCAAATCAATTGCTTCGGTCTTTTGGTCTTCACTTGGCGTGATTGGGTTGCCTGATAGGTCAGATAAAAGCTTAATTGTATTAGCCCGCATCTGCAGTTCTTGTTCTAGTGTGAGTTGTGGCATAGCATCTTGCGCATTTTTAGGCAAGGGTATGTCTTCTTCTAGGGGTGGCACGATTAGTACATCTTCGTCCTCGGGTGAGTCGTCGATTATTAGTACGTCGTCATCTATCATCTTTATTAACACCGTTTTTGTGGGGTGGCATGAGTAGTTGTAGATAGTATGAGTAAAGAATTGTTTTGTCAAGGGAGTTTTTAAAGTATTTTATAACTTTACATATGATATTTGAGATTTTTTTGCGAAATATTTTTTGACATAGCCTTTTATTTTGGCATGGGGGGTGATTTGTGTAGCGCAGCGGAATTTGGAAAATGTGGTTACTATTTGTATTTTTCTAAATGTATAAGACCTAGATGGAACCTAATTGAGCGTTTGGGGGGTGGGGGCCGCGTAAAATCCCAAATACTTTACATATGCTGAGATTTCCCGCTATAAATATATTACATTCAAATTGAATGGATAACATGGAGTATTAAAATGGATAACTACCACGAACACTTTGCCACGCGCAAAGACTACTTGGACTTCTTAGCAGAGGAATATGAACTGCCTAATAAGTTTGTTTATGCAGTAGCTGATATGCTAGGTAAGAGTGAGGACTTCGACGGTCTAGTATCTAACCTAGAGGATTACTCACAAGGTTACTTAGACTACTAACACAACGGGGGCTTCGGCCCCCTCATTAACTAGGAGATACAAATGAATCACACATACAACACACTAACAGCAGTCATGGCATTCGGTATCATGTATTGGTCAGCAGATGTAATCGCTGATGGGTCAGGTCTATTCTACATCGGCACACTGATTGCAGGCACTGTATTATTAACCATAGCATTACGCAACTCACAGGAGAAATAGAATGAAGAACAGAATGTTTGATGAAGGCGGTCTTAGCTTATTAGTTAGGATTTATTTGTTCATAGCCATCGTTACATGGCTTGTAGTGTTTGCTTAACATAACCGCGCCCTTCGGGGCGCATTAAGGAGATTAAAATGGAATACTCACAATACATGAAAGATGAAGTAAAAGCATTGGAAGACTACGCTCGTGACCACTATGAAGAAGGAGGACATTGGGTTTATGAGACCTACGATACTGAGGACTATGAACAGCTATTGCTAAGTGTTGGTTCTATTGAGGACGCTAAGAAACAACTCAAAGACTTTTGGGAATTAAAACAAGATGTGTATGAGGATATACGCAACGCATAACAAGTAAGACTAGGGATTGGGGCTTCGGCCCCTTTCTTTTTACCCTTTGATACCAGTTACAAGTCCCGCGCGTGGTAATGCGCGCAGGCGTTCGCGCAAGCTTTAAAATCCCAAATACTTTACATATGTTGGAATTATCCAGTATAAATATATCACGAACAAATTGTTCGGATACTTGGAGCATATAGCATGGATACACGCTATCGTAGGGCGTCTTACTTAGACGCAGTAATATCCTCCACACCTATCCAATTGGATTTGGTTGAAGAGATGGAATGGGAAGACCATGTAGAGTTTTTAACTCTAGAAGAAGTAGGTCTTGAAGAAGATAACAACTACCAACCTATTCATGGTGGCAAGTGTGAAAACGCATACACCACTAGCGGTAGTGTTTTAGAGTATTGCGATTGGTTTTACGATGGCGAACTCGGTGATGTAGCAAGTAGATAAATCAACGCGCCCTTCGGGGCGCACTTAGGAGCATTAAAATGGAAACTACTACAGAAGTAAGGCAGTTGAAAGACGTGTTGAAGTTTAGACTTGAATTCATGTTAATGATGCACAGCGTTGGCAGAACAGATGAAGCCAATGAAATGCTAGGCAAACTATTTAGCCTGATAGAACAAGTCGAAGGCGAATACAAAGAGTAACCCAACGGGGCGGTGACAGCGCCCCTTATTAACTAAGGAGATTTAAAATGGGAATAATAGATGACGATGGCGTTCAATGGGAACGCACCAATTGCTGTGGTGAGTTTGTTAAGTTTGATGACTTGATTCACCTGCGACCATCAACTAAGTATATACACGGTTTAAGTGTATGCGACAAATGCGTTGATTCATACTTGAACGACGCTGACAACGACGACCTATAACACATCGGGGGCTGGCAACCCCCTTTGATACCAGTTACTAATCCCGCGCGTGGCAAAGCGTGCGAGACTGCGTGTGCTATGCTTATTTATCAAATCGGGGCTTCCCGATTTTGAAATCCCGAAAACTTTACATTATCTAAACTAATCGGGTATAAATATAATACGGCACAGAAAATCGTGCTGTGTTTTTTAACTTTTTTAATCAAAGGAAATAAAATGAACAAATTCCAACAGTATGGGTATGAATTTGGCGGTGCTGGCTTTACACAAAAAATCATTGTGAAAGCATTGCTAGATTTAACTAGCAACAAATTTGCAACGGAAATTAGTGCTGATTTGCGTAAAGATTTAAACGACGGGCTTTCATTGCGCTATGCAGAAAATCACACTGAACTAAATCAAGGCTACATTCAGCAAGGCGAAAACTTTATTGCCGTTGATGATAATGCTTTTAAGGCTCACAAAGGCGCAAAGTATCAAATGAATGTGCCAAATCTACTAAGCATTGATAAGACTGAAATCAGCAAAATGGCGCAATTAGATAAGCCACGCTGGAATTTGGTAAACAAGCCACGCACTAAAGCAATGGCTTACCTATCAGATACAGTAAAAGATATGCAACGGTTAGGTAAGAGTTTAATCGCTGAAGCAAATGGTGGTGCGCCACGCAAGGCAAATTTAAACTTTGCTGAAGCCGTTGTTGAAATGCTTTTTGATAGTAAGAAAGGTTTAATGAAAAAGGCTATCACTGCTAAAGCAGGCTCTGATAGCTCTTACAACGAGGCGCAATTTAACGAAAGCATGAAAGCTTTTAAAGATGTGTGGAATGATAAAAAATGGGCTAAGCCTAAAGCCTAGCAACACCTAGCAACACCTTAAAACCTAGCCTTCGGGCTAGGTTTTTTTTCGCCCAAAATTTGTGGGGCATCGCTTGATGCCAGTTGTTATATGCGCGCGAGAGGTGCGTAGCCTGCGAGACAAAACCGCTAAGTCTATTTAGGAACATCTTCCCCCCAACAAAATCCATCATGTAAAATATAATCTAGCGAGGTTAACTTTACATACCTCGACCCCCCACCGATACCAGTTACTAGTTACGCGCGCGCAGAACGCGAGGTTCGCCTTGTTTAGCAAATCGGGAACTCCCGATTCGGAGTTTTAGCGTAGTCTGCGTCGTTAGACCTATCAGCTACCGTTATCTTAAACGATGCTAAACTCTGTGCCAAAATTAGTGTTTGGTGTCAGCTGGAATCTTGTTCTAGACTTTGTTCTAAATGTTCTAACCGTGTTCTATTTGTAAAGCGAAAAAACCCTTTGTAATCAACGATGTTCTAATGTTCTAATGTTCTAACGATATTTTTGTGTTTTGGCAGAACAAAGTTTTTTTGGCAAATTTTGTAAAAGCATGAGAAAGCTCAGCAAGTCTAGCAAAACAGCACTTTGCAAAAAACACTAGAACATTAGAACATTTACTAAAAATATATATAACTATACTAATTATAATAATAACAACAACAACAAAATCAAGCACTTAGCAATTCCCCCAAACCTTGTTCTAGTTCCATTTGTAAAGTTACAATCTTAGAACATTTAGAACACTAGGCAGGGCAACGGTTTCAGAGCAACCCCAAAAAAACACAATTAGTAAAGTTAGAAACTATACATATCTTTTTACACCACAAACCCCAAATACTTAGGTAAACCCCTAGCATTATATGTAAAGTTATGTTATACTATAGATGTTGGTGGGGAATTAAACTATTAAACGATACAAATAACAGCTACCAACACAACTTGTTTAACAAATCGGGAACTCCCGATTCGGGATTTTCAAAGGAGACTAAAATGAAATTGATGTATGGAGTAAACGCAGTAAAAAGTAGTAGTAAAGGCGAGGAAGGCGTATGGTCTTTCAGCTACGCAGGTAACGGCATGTTGGCTTGCATGAATGAGGCTTACATGGAGGAACTAGGTAGTGGCATGAGTAAGCGAGTAGTGGTTAGTATCCCATTGTTCAGCTCTACCAAAAACGCAGTATTCGCATCCACAGACCAAGCCTTTCAGTATATAAACAAATTTATCATAGCCAACGACACAACCCCGCGTCACAGCGCTAACTAGGAGATAAAAAATGAAATCAACAAAACCTTTACCATACATTATGCGCAACCCAATACCGCAGATAAAAAGCAACGGACTTAAACACCAAGCGCATAGCAGAACACGCAAAGCTAACCAAGAGTGGGAACGAGCAATCAACCTTAAAATGCAAAGGGGTAGATAATTATGAGCAGAGTAAAAACAGCATGGCAATTACAGCAAGACAACTTAAACATACCCTATGATGACAAGCGACCAATCGAACCACGCATCAACGACCCATATAACTTGTGGGATAACGACGACAGCGACGAGCCACTCGCAATTGACATCAACGACTACGCAGACAAGGAAGACTAAATTGAATAGAGATAGAACACGATGACTAAAGAAACTAATAACTGTTGGGGTTGTGGTGTAGAGGTAGACGCTAGGCGATGGGCAATAGGTAAGCGCACCTGTATGGCTTGCGGTGATACGCAGGCTACGAGCGACAGGAAATCATGGTGTGTTGTGCCAATGCCCAAGAGCAACTACATATTAGTAACGGACTTATCTTTATTAAACGGCTTGAACTCAAGCCACAAAGGAGTAACGAAATGACATGGGAACACAGAGTATGTGAAGTAATGGAGGGCGACGATGTTTACATAACAATCAAAGAAGTAATATACGACGATGATGACAATGTAATAGGTGCGCACGACCCGTTCTTACACAGCGAAAACCTACTAGGACTACAAGAACTTCACGAGAGAATGTTATTGGCATTGGACAAACCCGTGCTACCTATTTGGAAAATGTTAAAGGAGAACGACGATGAGTAACATGATTGAAATGGCAAACGAGGTGGGCGCATTGGTGCATGAGGTTGGCGAACATAACTCAGTGATTGTATTTACTGAGCCACAACTGAATGACTTTGTAAACAAGGTAAATGCGCAAATCAAAATAGTAACAGGCAATGAGCCAAGAGATAATACAAGCAACTTTCTACCCGACCATATACTAGCACCGAGGATAATGAGATGAGCAAAAAACAAGACATGGAAGACCTAGACCGCTTTATGGACTTTATAAGGGATAACCCCGATGTTAAGGACATGCTACTGAACGCACTAAATAAGGCTAAAGATACTAACAACCCATACATCTTTGACCCAATGACAGATGGGAACACAGAGCGACCAACACCAAGGCAAAGGCTAGCGATGACACGACTAATGCTTAAAGAAACTAAATAACGAATCGGGAACTCCCGATTTACCAACTAATGAAAGGGAAATGAGATGACTACCTACTCAAGCAACAAACAAGCAGGACAGCATGTAACAAATAAAGAGCCGTTCAAAGGCAGTAACACATGGGGCGAATGGATAAAAGATTTATATGTGGTGTATAGCTACGGGCGACACTTCCCCATGTATGTATGGGACGAACAGCTAGGCATGTGGTTCGGTAATGAGGATAAATACTCACGCTCAACTACAAGGCAACAGGGACAACTGCGACCAAGTGCGCCATTCATAAGCTACTACAACACAGACAGTTTAATAAAACTGGTATCAACAGGGAGTGTCGCAGAATGGACAATTCACAAGGCGCAGAACTAAAACGAGAAATATTGCTAAAGGTATTTATAGGCGATGAGAGTATATCGAGAGGTTTGCTTTCATCGTTACAACAGCTAGGACTAATACGCAGACGAGCAGACGCACCAAAACGGGTAGGCATAGACGCATGGCGTGGAGACTCGGTAACAGATTTTGAACTAACAGCCAAAGGATTGGCACGACTACATGGAGATTAAAAATGGGATATAGAAGTCAAGTAGGTTATGTAATAGAGTTTAAAAAGCCAGTCGGGTCTGGTTCTCAAAGAGATGTGGAAAAGGAATTAGACAGAGAGTATGCCAAAAACTTGTTTTATACATTCTTAGCTGAGACCAAAGCTCGCTCGCAAACAGCGCAAGCATGGGACGATGAAGTTAAGGACGGCAAGTATCTTAATACTGGCAAGGAAGTGCAATGGGGTGGGGCGCTTGAGGTGGACTACGAAATGCAGATGATTAAGTTTAGGGCTGAAGATGTTAAGTGGTATGACAGCTACCCCGATGTTGATTGCCACAATGCAATGATAGACATCGCTGAAGAATACATAGCAGGCGATGACATCAATGAAACAACTAATCAGCGAAATAACGGAGACTACATGTCTTACACATTCGTGCGGATAGGCGAGAACTCGGACGATGTAGAGACTAGGAGTGGGGGGACATGCGAGACAGACAGCTACCTATACCCAGTAAGCTCAATCCAATGGGATATGCCCGAACCTTAAGTAAATGCGTATAAGAATCAAATACTTAGGTAAACCACTAGCTTTAAATGTAAAGTTATGTTATACTATTAATACGGTGGGAGATTAATGTAACAACTCACAGTAAGATTTAAATAACAAATCGGGAACTCCCGATTCACTAAACGAAAGGAAACAAAATGGAAACAATGCAAAAACCCAATAGCATTATCAGCCTAGCGACATCGGCTGTGCTTGTAAGTGTAGATGTAAATGTGTGGTCAGCCACCAAGCAAGACCGAGTGATAAGCGACGAGGTAACAAATGCTAAGAACGCAGACAACTCGGCAGGTCGGTTCGTTAAGAATCTATTAGCTGACAACCATCACCACAAGCGTGTGGCAAACTACAGACAGACTATATACAACTGGCTGAAACGGTCAACCTACCGATGGAACAACTCGCAAGACTTACTACCTGTGCTTGCATTGGAAAAGTTCAAGACCGAGTATCAAGAACACGAGTCAGAGTTCTATCGCTTACTAGACGACTTTTTATTGCACTACTCAAGCATCGTGTCGGACATGGCTTTCAAGCAAGGTGATATGTTTAACCGCAATGACTATCCCGATATAGACCAAGTGCGAGGTAAGTTTGGTATTCGCTTGTTTGTAGCCGAAGTGCCAACGCAAGACTTTAGGTGCGCAGTAGCCGAGGACATCGCTGATGACTTAAAACAACAATACGAACACCAAGCGGAGGAGATAATCACTGGTATCTTGTCCCAACAACAGGAACGCCTTGCAGAGCTTTTACAATCAATCAGCCATTGCTGTGGTGTGCAGGAAATTAACGAATCGGGAACCTCCGATGTGAAAACTAAGAAACGCAAGATATACGACACGACTATTGAGAAAGCTAGAGAGTTAGCTAGTATGTATAAAGACTTTAATCTAACAGGTAATAAAGACTTAGCCGAGGCCTCACGGTTACTAGAAAATACATTGAACGGTGTAACAGCCGAACTGATACGAGACAGCGATGCTGTGCGAGACAAGGTTAAGAATGATGTCGACGACATCTTAGGTAAGTTTGGGTTTTAGTAGGTAGTTTATTTAATCAAAGGAGCAATAAAAATGGCACAAGTAAATACAATCAACAAAGTAACAATCGACGAACTACGCAGAGTAATCCCTGCAATCGGGGTAGACTTAACTACGGTGATTCAATCCGAGCCTGGCTGTGGTAAGACATCGCTACTTAAAATGTTAGAGGAAGATTTGGGTGATGGGTATGACTACATCTATGTAGATTGCCCTGCGAAAGATATGTCAGACATAGCTATGACTATTCCTAACCATGCAACTGAAACCCTCAAAAGCTATACCGCAGGTCTGTTTAAAATGGACAGCCCAAAGCCTAAAGTCATCTTACTTGATGAGTTTATGAAAGCACCGAAGTTACTTCAAGTTATCTTTACTCGACTAATGCTAGAGAGAACCGTAGGCGACACACCCCTACCCGAAGGCAGTATTGTGTTTGCGACATCAAACAATGCAAGCGATGGTGTAGGCGATAGTATGTTGGCTCACGCAGGTAATCGTGTGTGCATTATGCCAATGGAGAAACCCGACGCAGATACATGGTTACAATGGGCTAGCAGTAATGGTGTTCACCCACTTATCAGAGCATGGGTCAATATGTTCCCTCGGTGCTTGAATAGCTATACCGATGGTGGTCAAGAGGATAACCCATATATCTTTAACCCAAGCAAGCTCAAGCTATCTTTCGTATCACCTCGTTCATTGGCTAAGGCATCAGTCATTGTTAAGAACCGAGACAAGATAGGTGATAACGCTACGATGGTGGCATTGGCAGGCACGATAGGTCATAGTGCCGCAGGTGATATGTCAGCGTTCTTAGCCCTAGAGAGACAACTACCTAAGTTCCAAGACATACTGGATAACCCATCAACTATTAAAGTTCCAGACGATACAGCTGCTACATTGATGTTGATGTTCCAAGCGACTGACTCATTGGACACGCAAGAGAACCTGTCGAAGTTTATGACATTCGTTAATCGTGTTGCAAGCAGTGAGTTACAAGCGGTGTTCTTTACTATGATGGTGCGTAGTAAGAATGGTGTCAAGCTAGCCCGTAGCAACCAACAGATAGCCAAGTGGGCTGTTGATAACCATGAATTGTTCTAAGAAATTAATCAACGAGGAGAACTAAAATGGCAATAACACAAGAGACAAGGCTTAAGAAAGCACACATAGCCTTGATGAAACACCCCGAAACTGCGCTGTATTCGGGAATAATACTGATGGGTAACAGCGTGGTAGAGGACGGTATACCAACTGCGTATACTAACGGACGGGATAAGAAATACGGTCGTGAGTTTATATCTAAGCTGACAGATGCACAATTACGCGGACTGATAATGCATGAGAATCTTCATGTAGCGTTGAAACACATTGGGCGTTTTACTAAGGAATTCCAAGACAATCCAATGTTAATTAATGTAGCGACAGACTACGCAGTTAATGATGTTATTAAATCAATGGAGGACAAGGGCTTTTGTGAACTGCCCGAAGGAGGTTTATATGATGAGAAATTCCATAATTGGTCAGCACGAGAGATTTACAACTACCTTAAAAGCACTCTCCCACCTCAACCAAAAATATCAATATCATTCGGAGATGGAGACGGCAAGGGAGACGGCAAAGAAGGACAAGGCCAAAGCATTAAAATTAGTATCGATGGCAAAGAGTCTACGGTTCAAACAACCGACGAGCATGATTTCAACGCTAAAGAAATGTCCGTTGCAGAGCAAGCTCAACTTTCCGATGCCATTGATAGAGCCTTACGAGAAGGGGGTATACTAGCAGGTCGCATGGGTAGCAAAGTCCCTAGACAGATAGGCGACTTACTTGAGCCAAAGGTCAACTGGATAGACGCACTGCGTGAGTTTGTAACTGACAGGGCAAGGGGAACAGATGAGTATACATGGCGCAAGTTTAATAAGCGCATGATGGTTAATGATTTGTATATGCCAAGCCTAGAGAATGAAACTGTCGGTGAACTTATCATCGCTAACGATACATCGGGGTCAATTACAGGGGTAGAGCTAACAGAGTATGCATCGGAACTGGCATCAATATGCGACGCAGTAAGACCGAGAAAAATTCGTGTGTTGTGGTGGGACACCGATGTGCATGGTGAACAGATATTCGAGGACAACTATACCAACATCAAAGATATGCTTAAGCCACAAGGCGGTGGAGGAACGCATGTTAGCTGTGTCAGTGAATACATAGCTAAGAACAAAATCCAATGCGATGGTGTGATAGTGTTTACCGATGGTTATGTGGAAAGCGATATCAAGTGGGACATCACAGCGCCTACGCTATGGCTTGTAACACAGAACCGCAACTTCACTCCACCTGTCGGCGGCAAGATGGTTAAGAAAGAAGATTAACAAATCGGGATTCCCCGATTCACTAAACAAGGAGCATTAAAATGAGCGACAACAGACTATCGTATGAACGACTAGAGCACATAACAAAGACTAACAAACCTTATCGTGGGACTACTAACGAATACCCATTATCCTACCGAGAACATTCACATAAGAGATTCATTGCTGAGACAGACGCAAGTGGTGATACATACTTTCGGATTATCTACGGCTACAAGTATGTGGATAGGTATGTCGACAAAGCTGAGTATGACGACATGGACGCTAAGGGACTGTATGTTAGGGTAGAAACCCAAGCTGACAACAGCGTGAAGTATATCGTATGGGATAGGCTTTGGGACGAGATAGGTGTTGTTCGCAAAGACAACACATTCGAGCTGACTTCTAACAGAATGCACCAAGGCACAAGATACTTTATACAGGCGATGTTTAACAAGTATCAGGGCGATGTTTTAGCTAGCGTTAGGCATGGCGGTGTTATCTATAGGGAATGGACAGGGACTTGGAATGATAAGACTGTTACCAAGATAATCCCGCTTTTCGTTGGGCAACGCATCGACTTAGAAACTAATAGCTCAGTGCTAGACTACGAGGTCCACTTATCAAAAGTTAATAGGACTAGGACGAAAGAGATAATGTCTGAGTATGTTGACGCTATTAAGTTTAACGAAGTTATATTCAAGACCATGACTGAGGATTCATTTACAGCAGGTTTAAAAGAAGTATACGCAGAAGCTCTTACAGAGGGCGAGAGATGGAGAAGTAGTAATGCGGTGGCTCGTATGTTGGAGTATGCCAAGAACAATGTCAAGGTAGACATGTTTAAATCTATATGTGCAACTATGATGGCTACGAGTTACAGGCTATGGTCGTATGGTAGCGACAATAATAACAGCTACTACGGTCAGATGGACTATGCCCCATATGTCTATTACACACAAGCACTTAAGAAAATAGATAGGCAAATAAAGATAGGTGCTAATGCACTTGACAGCGTAGTATATAAAGCCAACGAGCCATATCCTAGCAACACATGGGATATAAAAGTAATACATAATGGCAATACAGTAAGTCAATACCAATCTTAAGGAGAAATAAAATGCGGAACTACATATACGACAACTCGTGGTCGCAAGAACTAGAGGACTTGATAGAGAAAGACTTAGCTAAACCGCTAATCATGGAGATGTTCTACAAGCATGGTCTCCGTGCCTACGATGTAACAGAGTTTAAGTCCTACGAGTTTGACGAGGAAGAAAACCATACAGAGACTATCACTAGCCACAAATACATGATGACGCTAGACGGCTTGCCATACTGCCAAGTGTTTGTTGAGAGGGTAAGTAAGGGTAAGGTTCAGTATTGTTTCTATAGCCCATACTTTGAGAAGGAACGGGGTCGAGACAAGACAGACAAGCGCACTGTTAGGGCATCTAAGATATCGGGGCTTATGCGTATGCTAGAGAAGTATAAGTGTGTGCAAGACGACCCACTAGATGTTATCGGTAGAGACGCTATTACCTATGCTATATCTTCCACAATGAATGAGGGAATGCGAGAAGTTAGAAACATTAGTAGTAGAGATTTTAGAAGTAAAGACCAGTATGCAGTATTAAATGCTTATATGACAGGCACTAAGTTACCAACAGATAAACATGAAGAAATGAAGAAAGTGTTTGACAATTGGTATAAAGAGGTAGAAACTGAGCGACACGCTATTGAAAAAGTTAAGTCGTTATATGGCAACGAGTTCTATGTCTTAGCAGAGACAAAGAGCGCAGGTATCTGCATAGGCAAGGCTAAGATTAATTTCAAGTCCGATGAGATATCAATGGACAGGGAAGTCGAAGTTACAGACGGCTTTCAACGAGTAACATCACTTGATGAACTAAATGGTATTGATGACTTGAGAGCTCTACTTACTATGTATAAAGTATATATAGAAGGACACCCCGATTATAGCCGTCGTGTCCGAGAAGATAAAATGTTAGTCTCACTAAACGGGTATGTATCAGACTTAGAGGTATACACTACATCAACTAACTATTCAGCAGGTGAGTTTGCTATGAACATACTATTAGTTCCTATTGCAACATCAACTAACTAATGAACCTATTCCTACCACTATCGCACCCAACTAAAGAGGGGTATACAAGAGTGCCTGTATACCGAGACCCTCCGATGTATACTATTAAATTAGATACGGACTTTAAGAGGGTGTTTACAGAGCAATCGTTACCCGACTATGTAAGGACTAAGATTGTAATTGCTGATGCAGGGTATGAACCCCCTAATACACAAGACTTCTTTGGCATGCATGATTTGTTTATATACAGAGGTAGCTTTGGGTTACAAGATACAGCGTGGCGATACGACGACAACAACTACATCGTCGTGCTAAACAAGGTGGAGTTTAATATGTTACTAGGTAAGGACAATCAAAATGGCGACACCTGAAAAGAAAGTGAAAGACAAGGTTAAGAAAGTATTAGACAAGCTAGGGTGTTATTACTTTTTCCCTGCAACGGGGGGATTTGGTAAGTCAGGTGTGCCTGACATCATAATTTGTTTCAAGGGTCATTTCGTAGCAATCGAGTGTAAGGCAGGGGACAACAAACCTACTGCCCTGCAAGAGATGAATATGAAAAAGATAAAGGAGAGCGGTGGCGATGCAATCGTCATCAACGAGGTCAATGTGAATGATGTCGAGCAGTGGATAACTGGCATCAAATAGGAGAATTAATATGGACGCATTAAATATAATTTTAGGTGGAAGTTTAGTCATAACACTTTGGGGCGCATATCAACTACATAAACGGGTAGAAGATTTAGACCGCTACGCAATGGTCGTAACTCGCTTTGCTAGACAGATAAGCAAATACTCTGCGGAAGAGACAGACGATAAGTTTAAACAGTTTGTGCGTAAGACTTATAGAGAAATGGCGGAGGAATAATATGTTTGACTACTTAAATAAACTAATAGATGAGTATGGGCATGGACTGACATACAAAAACTTATATGGCATACAGGTTGAACCCGACCCAAACCGTGAGCGCCGAGTGCAGGTAGTGATTGAATCAATGGGCGACAAGTATTTACTGGCTAAGCCAATAGAAAGGAAAACAGATGGAGGAGTTTAACGAACGGGATTTGTTCGCAGCTTTTGCTATGAACGGTCTGATTGCAAACAATGGGTTTTGTAAGGGGGTAGTGCCCATGTCGTATGACATAGCAGATGCAATGATGAAAGAAAAGGAAAAGCGTGATGAATGAACAAGCAATTAAAGAAGAACGCGAAAGAAGTGCTAGAAAGAAAGCCGAGATTGATGCTGAAGTAAATAACAACAGAGAGATTGTGTATAACTATGTTGCATCACGTAAAGATGTATTAGGTAAACAATGCGTAGAGGAGTTGGAATTCTTTGAGAAGGGTAAACGGTATCTAGAATGGCTATCACTAAATGGCTATTTAGTTCGTATGAAACGCACAGTTGATAACAAGCGTCAGTATGTATACAACGCGGCAACACCCTATGTAAAACCGCACTATGACGCGCCAATCATTAAGCCTACGCAAGCCCAGATAGCTGTGAAGAACGTCACTAGAGTATTTAAATTACTAGACCGAGAGCATGTGCCCATGACCAAAGAAGAACGAGCGAAACAAGCAAAACGGTCGAGTAGTGGCATGAGTGGCATGCAAAGTAGCATGCGTATGTTTGGGAGTTGGTAATGGAAAAATTAGATGACAAGAACCGTGAAAGTTTTGGCGAGACTGTGCGTAGGATAGTTCTGAGTGTCCCGAATACGACAAACAATAACTTAGGTATTTTGATTGAGAATATCTACCTACGCTTTCAATTAGAAGCCGAACGAGATGCGAGGGACAGAGCTAATGGTAAACATGGTGATTGAGTATGTCCAGTGCTACTGGATATCGTTTGGGTTAGGTATGGTATGTATGTTTATTATAGGAGAAGTAAATGAGCGACGGAATGACGGACATGATGGAAGAAGAAAACGCATTAGCTAAGCAAGTGGGCGGTAACCACTATGCTGAAATGGCAATACAGCCTGTTGAGTTTATTGTAGCTAATGAACTAGGTTTTTTAGAGGGCAACATCGTTAAGTATGTCTGCCGACACCACGCAAAGAACGGCGCAGAGGATATACATAAAGCGATACACTACTGCGAGTTGTTGTTACAGACTAAGTATGGAGAATAGTGATGAGAGTATTATCTGCTACATGGAGTGGTCATCAAGATAAAACCAAGATTAAGTTCAGTGAAGAATTTGTAGAATCAGACTGGATAGTTAAGATGGACGTGTTAGGGGATTTAATTGCTGACCTATCTGACCACTACAATACATTACTTGAATTAGATTGGGACGCACGTAAAGCATACAACTTTAAGAAAGAAAATCAAGATGTGGGTGCTACTTGACTTTGATGGTGAGCCGTTGCGCTACTATAACTACCCTGCTACTGGGACGGTCGAGATTGTAGAAAAGAAATTAACTTTAGATGAAATGTTTGAACATTTAGGAGAAGCACTATTATGAAAGTAAAACGTACGATGCCTAAGTGGGTATGGTGGAAGAAAGGCGAATGTGTTATTGAAGTGCTCAAGACAGGACACTTCCCGACTACCATAATAGGCAAGTTGCCCACAGGTAAAGAAACAGAAATAGACATTGACGAGCTAGACCTACATGGAGAAGGAGTAGAGCTATGAGCTGGAACTATCGAGTAGTTAAGTTTGAAGGTGCGTTTGATGAGCCATACTATGAGGTAAAAGAAGTATATTACAACCGCGATGGTTCGCTCATGGGGTTCTGTGATGCAACCGTAGCAAGCGATACCTTTGAGGGTATCATCGAAGTGCTAGACCAAATGAAAGCTGACGCTCACCGTATCATAATAGATGAGGAAGAATTCTTCAGAGAGGACATAGAATGAAAATCACATTAGACTTATCAGATTCAACACAGTTAGCCGAGATACTGGATGCCATAGTAGGCGCACACTTGAAGTCAAGTAGGAGACAGATAGTTGACTGGCACTCAACCCACCCCGACGACGTGGAGTACGACACCAAAGTAATAGGGGCATTGGATACAGTAATTGAATACTTTACAGGAGAAGATGATGGCACAACATAAATGGCACAAAGAAATTAAAGCATGGGCGGATGGTGCGGAGATTGAGTATTTTGATGAACTAAAAATAAGATGGCTAGATGTTTAGGTATGCCGAGATGGGATAGTAGTAGTGAATACCGCATTAAACCACAGCCTAAAGAGCCACAGTATATAAATGTATATGGTTGGCTAGAAAACGGAAACATAACATTTAAACAATATGGGCCATACTTAGGCAAAATTAAATTGGAGGTTGACGATGCCGTGTAACCAAAACTGTAATCAAGGTCGTGAGTGCGACTGTGGCGGTAGTAAATCAGATAGAGCAGTGGTAATTGTAGTAACGTTGCTACTTATAGCTATTGTTTCCATGTGTTTCGGGTTTTATAAGCTAATCAATGGAAACGCAGGGAAAGAATGCGCTGTCGAGGTGCAGTTTAAGGACAGCAAGGCTACATACATAGGGCAAAGCGTATGACTAAAGACGAAGCATTAAAGATGGCGATTAAAGCGTTGCTATATGGAACAGACCATACAAAGGCAGTTAAGGCTTGCAAAGAAGCACTAGAACAACCAGAGCCAAATATTAATTATGATTTGTACAGAAATGTTGATAGACCAGTTAATCCAGAAGGGTATAAAAAATGATTTCAGATAAAGAAAAACTAAATTTAATTCAAAAAAATTATAAGGATTTAGTTCTTAAATACAACATACTTGATAAAAACTACAAAGAACTTTGCAAAGAAGCACTAGAACAACCACTAACAAGGGATTGGAAACATACCATAGAAGAACGCATTGCTAGGGATAGTGAGTTTAAAGAAGCGCTAGAACAACCAACCTAATAGACGCGGAGTTTATTGGGGAAAGTGCTTAGGGGGTAGGTGAAGTAACTATCTTGCAATGCGTTGGCACGACTAGGTTTGAGGCACACTGCGTGAGCATTGTTTGCGGATATATCACTTTTTTGTGTTTAATTCTTGCGAGACAAAAAAGTTTGTGTTGAATAAATGGTTTAAAATTACACACAAGTCTACACTATTAGTTTAGTTTTGAACTAAAAGCGCTCACATAGTGTACAAACAGGCAAAAAAGTAAACTATGCTTTACATTTTTAAGGAGACAACATGAAAATAGAATTGATTGGCGACTTAATTGACCAACCCGACGGCAGTGCAATAGCCGAGTTAGATGTAGACGAGGAAGGCAAGATGTATCTTATGCAGTTGGGATTTGAAACGCTGATAAGGCGAGGACTAGATAGGGCTAAGCGGGAGAAAGAAAATGGCATCAAAGAATGATATAACAGGCGACGTAATTAAAAGCCGAGTTAACAATAAGCATTTCGAGGATAACTTCGATAACATCTTTAGAAAGAAAGACCCACTGTGCGACATATGTGGTAAAGTATTAGATGCCACAAAGGAATGTGCGTGGACTAGCTGCCCCCTAGGCTGGGACGAAAAAAGACTCGATATCATCGGGCAGAATGGCCCTACGGGTGAACACTATGAGGAAGAAAAGTAATGAGCGATGACGCAGACTTAGCACAGGACCACATTGAACGAGAGGAAGCTCTGCGTAAAAAGTACAACCGCAAGCCTGTATTGGAAGCTGACATAACAGGTGAGTGTTTAAATTGCTACGAGCCCGTCGGGTTCGGCATGAGATGGTGCGACAAGCACTGCCAAGAGGATTGGCAAAAACGGAGATAAAATGAATTTAGTAACGCTGGACTTTGAAACATACTATGCGCCAGACTTCTCACTAACCAAGCTAACCACAGAAGAATACATCAAAAGCCCCCAGTTCCAAGTCATCGGAGTGGGGGTTAAAGTTAATGACGGTGAGACAGTGTGGGCTAGTGGAGACGGAGTCAAATCGCTATTTGAATCCCTTGACTGGGAAAACTCTTTATTGTTGTGCCATAACACACTGTTTGACGGGGCTATACTTGCTTGGCATTATGGTCATGTGCCACACATTTACTTAGATACATTGAGTATGGCGAGGGCTATCCACGGCGTAGATGCAGGTGGGTCATTGGCTAAGCTAGTCGAGCGATACAACCTAGGACAAAAAGGAACTGAGGTTCTCGATGCTAAAGGGTTACGCTTAGAAGACTTTGGTAAAGAACAACTTGCTCAGTATGGCGCGTACTGTAAGAACGATGTTGAATTAACTTATAAGCTATGGAACATACTAAGTGCGGAGTTTAGCGTAGATGAGCTACAACTGATTGATATGACTGTCCGTATGTTTACCGAGCCACAACTAGAGATTGACGATGCGCTATTGGTAGATAGGCTAGAAGAAGTACAACAAGAAAAGTCTCTGTTACTACAAGGACTAATGGTCAGACTAGAGTGCGACACAGAGGAAGCTGTGCGTAAGAAACTTGCTAGTAACAAACAGTTTGCTGAGCTACTACAGGAACTTGGCGTGATAGTGCCTATGAAAGAAAGCCCTACTACAGGGAATCAGACGTACGCACTGGCTAAGAATGACGTTGGGTTCATAGAGATGACTGAGCACGAGGACCCCTTCATTCAACAACTTTGTGCAGTACGTCTAGGTACTAAGTCTACCATCGAAGAGTCTCGTATACAACGCTTTATTGGAATAGGCGCACGAAATAAAGGTAAACTACCTATCCCACTCAAATACTATGGGGCGCATACAGGGCGATGGGCTGGGTCAGACAAGGTCAACTTCCAAAACTTGCCGTCGCGTGATAAGAAAAAGAAAGCACTCAAGAACGCGGTTGTTGCACCCATGGGTAAAGTAGTTATTAACTGTGACTCATCACAAATTGAGGCGCGAGTACTAGTATGGGTGGCAGGGCAAGAAAACATGGTGCAGATGTTTGCCGAAGGGCGCGATGTATACTCCGAGTTTGCTACTGTCGTATATAACAAACCTATTACTAAAGCTAACTTAGTAGAGCGGTTCGTTGGTAAGACTTGTACGCTAGGTCTAGGCTACGGCACTGGATGGGCTAAGCTACAACATACTCTAAAGACATCACCCCCAGGCGCAGATTTACCAGACGACGAGTGCCAACGCTTGGTCAAAGTATACCGAGACTTCAACTATGAGGTTATTAACCTATGGAAAGAAGCAGACGAGGCATTGGGCGACATGGCTGGATGGCCTAAGAACAAGAAGCCGTACTACTTAGGGAAGCACGAGTGTTTACTTGTCACACCTGATGGGATTAAATTGCCTAACGGATTGTACATTAGATACCCCGAACTTAAGTGGGACACATCGGAAGCTAAGAGCAAGTACACCTACAAGTCACGCAAGGGACGCATCTCTATATGGGGTGGTTCAGTTGTGGAGAATGTTATTCAAGCATTGGCTAGGATTATTGTAGGTGAGCAGATGATTAAGATAGGCGAGAAGTATCGCCCTGCATTGACAGTTCACGATGCAGCTGTTATTGTAGCCCCTAGACCCGAAGCAGAACAAGCTATGGAGTATGTAATGAGTATTATGAATACACCGCCAGTATGGGGTAGCTCATTGCCTGTAGCCTGTGAAGCTGGTATGGGAGAATCTTACGGGGAATGTTAATGTCTAGCTACACTTGGTCGTACTCATCACTAAAGCAATATGTAAACTGTCCTAAACAGTACCACCACATCAAGGTGTTGAAGGACTACACAACATCAGATACTCAAGCTACTATTTATGGTAAGGAAGTGCATAAAGCACTAGAGGACTACGTTCGTGACAGTATACCTTTAGCGAAGAACTACGAACGGTTTAAGAATGTAGTAGATGAACTCATTGCAATTCCTGGGGAAAAGTATTGCGAATATGAGATGGCTCTATTACCCGACAGAACTCCATGCGATTTCGAGGACGAGGGACGCTGGGTACGAGGGGTTGCTGACTTGGTTATTATTGACGGTGATACGGGCTATGTCGTAGACTACAAAACAGGAAGTAATAAATACCCCGACCCTAAACAGCTACGCTTGATGGCACTAATGATGTTCGCCCACTTCCCCGATGTACAAAAAGTTAAGGGTGGATTATTATTCGTTATGCACAACGCTTTTATAACAGAGGAGTATAATAGAAGTGAAATTGAAGCGTCATGGAATCATTTTATCCCATTACTCGCTAGACTAGATAGCTCTTATGATACAGGCAAATGGGTACCAAACCCTACAGGCTTATGCAGATTCTGCCCAGTTAAGAGTTGTGAATTTAACTAAGGAATTATTATGGCATATACAAATAAACCACGACCCTACGCTAAAGAATACCAGCAACAAAAAGCAAGGGGTGAATTAGCTGACCGTATGGAGCGCCAACGCGCTCGTAGGGCTATGGACAAAACAGGTGTAGATAAGAACGGCAACGGCCACGCAGACAAACGCGAGGGTAAAGATATTGCCCATGTTAAAGCACTATCAAAAGGTGGTAGCAATAAAGATGGAGTTCGTCTTGAGTCGGCGGCTAAAAACCGTTCCTTTAAGCGTAGTTCAACAGGTGCATTAGTATCAGAAACAAGCAAGAAAGAACGCAAAACAAAGAAGTAAAGTAGTAGTTGACAATTGTTCCATGCTAGCTATAATGTGAGAGCGTAAGTGCATTATAGTGAGAGGTTATTCATTGCCCTCTATAACTGCGCTAACTAATATAGCAAAAAAGTCCTTTCGTATTGCTCCTCTTGCTAGGATTAGTCGATTCGCCCCCGTAAGGGGCTTAGTTAATTTCAGTTAAGGATAGTATGGAAATCATAGACAACATAGCTCTTAAGCTATCAGTACCCGAGCACATTGTGCCTCACATAACAGACAACATTGAAAAGAGTGAAGTCGTAGAGTGGAGGGGCAACATAGCAGATATGGTCGTGTACTGGGGTCTAGAGGAAATGACTCGCCTTAACCAGCTAATATCATTCAAGACCAATCTCCCCTCACCCATAGTTAGAGACTATAAATGGCCAGGCATGTATACGCCATTCGACCATCAACGAGTGACTGCGGAGTTCCTATCTATAAACCGTCGTGCATTCTGCTTTAATGAGGCAGGTACAGGTAAGACATCGTCCGTGATATGGGCGGCAGATTACTTAATGACACAAGGTTTAGTCAAGCGCGTACTTGTTATATGCCCTCTATCTATTATGTATTCAGCATGGCAAGCAGATGTGTTCAAGACAGCAATGCACCGCTCGGTAGGTGTAGCACATGGCCCAGCCGCTAAACGTGAAAAGATTATCAACGGAGACTACGAGTTTGTAGTTATTAACTTTGATGGTGTGGGTGTCGTGCGTGATGCTATTGAATTAGCTAATTTTGATTTGGTTGTAGTAGATGAGGCCAACGCGTATAAAACCCCAAGCACAGCAAGATGGAAAACATTAGCAAAAGTATTAAAACCTGTAACAAGATTGTGGATGCTTACAGGTACTCCAGCGTCTCAGTCGCCAATAGATGCGTATGGTTTGGCTCGGTTAGTTAGTCCAGTTCGGGTCCCTAAATTTCAAAACGCATGGCGAGATAAAGTAATGAACCAACTATCACGGTTCAAGTGGGTACCTAAGATAACAGCAAGAGATGATGTATATAAAGCTCTTCAGCCAGCTATTAGATTTGCAAAGGACGAATGCCTTGACCTTCCCGATGTCATGTACCAAACCCGAGATGTGCCGCTTACACCGCAGGCAACGAAATACTATAAAGCGCTCAAAGATAATATGCTTATCGAAGCTGCAGGTGAGCAGATTACTGCAGTTAACGCGGCGGCAAATCTCAATAAGTTGCTTCAGCTATCGGGGGGTGCAATTTATACGGATACACGTGAAGTTGTTGAATTTGACATTGCCCCGAGATTTAGTGCCCTCCAAGAAGTCTTGGAAGAAACGGAGCATAAGGTAATCATATTTGTGCCATACCGCCATACTATAAACTTGGTGGCTGAGTACTTAACTAAGAAAGGTATCAGCAATAGAGTTATTAACGGAGATGTTTCTGCGACGATGCGCTCTACTATTATTGATGCATTCCAACAAGCTGAAGACCCACATGTTTTGGTAATACAACCTCAATCGGCATCGCACGGTGTGACGCTAACTGCGGCGAATACAGTGGTGTTTTGGTCTCCCGTTATGAGTGTAGAAACATATCTACAATGCATTGCCCGAATAGACCGAGTAGGACAGAAGAACAAGATGACCGTTGTGCATTTGCAGGGGTCGGATGTAGAAAGAAAGATGTACAAAATGTTGCAAGGAAAAGTAGATTTACATACCAAGTTGGTTGACTTATACAGAGAGGAGTTAGAAACATGAGTGAAGAAAAAATAGAGTTAGATGAATTAGTAAAAACATACTTGACAATTAGACGAGAACGTGAGATGCTATCACAACAGTTCGAGGCCAAGGATGCCGAGTTAAAAGGCGATATGACTTCAATTGAGCAAGTAATGCTGGCATCATGTAATGATATTAATGCGGATAGTATTCGTACCCCTAACGGTACAATTATTAAGTCGATGAAAGAAAGTTACGTGTGCGGCGACTGGGATAGTTTTAAGCAATTTATTCTTGAGAATCAAGCAGTTGAGTTACTACAACAACGTATACACAACGGCAATTTTAAAGAGTTTATGAGTAACCATGAAGGGGAAGGTTTACCCCCAGGAGTGAGTACTATGCGAGAAGTGACTATTACAGTACGTAAACCAACGGCAAAATCCAGTTAAATTTAGTTAAAGGAAACATACCATGAGTAATGAATTAGCAAACATACTGCAAAACAGTGCAGCTTTAGTTCAAACAGGTTTAGATGAGGATACACTTGCCGTCGCTGGCGGTGGTGGTAATCAGACTAAACGTCTATCTATCAAAGGCGGTGTATTCCGCAAGATGTCCGGTGGTAAAGAAATCGGTGCTATCGAAGACCGCCACATGAACGTCATCATTGTTAAGATGGCACACAGTGCATCCCGTACTTTCTATTCACAAGGCTACAAAGAAGGCGAGAAAGTAAGTCCTGCTTGCTGGTCAAATGATGGTCAAGCTCCGGATACAGAAGTTAAAACCCCACAATCTAAAACTTGCTCTACTTGCCAGTTTAGTGCTAAAAACTCGGGCGCTAATGGTACAGGTACAGCTTGCCGATTGTCATGGCGCTTAGCCGTAGTTCTTCCTAACGACCCAAGTGGTGATGTGATGCAATTAGTATTACCAGCTACTTCATGTTTCGGTAAAGAAGATAACGGTAGATGGCCTTTCCGTCCATACATCCAAAAATTAGCGGACAATAACGTGAGTGCTAGCCGTCTTGTTACTAAGATGCAGTTCGATACTAAGTCACCTACACCTAAATTATTGTTCTCTCCAGTATCAGCAATTGATGCAGGCGACTTGGAAGTATTGACACGCCAAGCTAAGACTCCAGCCGCAGAAGCTGCGATAAAATTAACTGTTTATCAAGTTGATTCTTCAGACGTAGAAGCGGATAATAGTGAGTTCGTACCAGCCGCAAAGGCTAGTGTTGCCCCAGTGCAAGTTGATGTAGAAGATGCACCTGTATTGCGTGAGTCTAATACTACAGCTCAAGCTGATAAACCAAAAGATGTTAGCAATATCGTTAACAAATGGGCTAAGAAATCATAACGGAGATATAAATGGCACGTCCTTACAGTGAACAGTTTTTAATTAATGTCCATAAGTTAGACGCCGACCGTGAGGGAGTGAAGCTTGCAAAGGCTTGTATCAAAGCTAATCTCCCTGCCCACTATGTAGCAGAAGCATTGGGCGTAACTAGAATGACTATATATAGTTGGTTCCGAGGTAAAGCACTACGGGATAAGAACTCACAGCTAGTAAAGTCATTTATTAAACAGCTAGATGAAGACATAGCCGATGGAGTATTACCGGCAGTTAACATGGCAGTTGCGAAAGAGTACACGGAATCGATAGGTTCTAAACTTAACAAGTAATACAGTTTTACCCCCATCATTATCTAGATACATACTAGTGGTGGGGGCTTTTTTCCCTCTTAATAAATGAGTCTCTGCGATTATGATTAGAAAATTCTACGAAAAAGTATTACCCACGCAGGGTGTTTATTGTGTAACTGGTATCGACTCTAAGGGCGACAAAACTAGAAATCGATTCACCGAAACAATAGATGGCCTTATAGATTTAATAGAAGCCACAAAAGAAGCAGGACATAATGTATTCGTAGCACCAGCAAGTTTCAACGGCTACAGTCGTAAGTTAGAAGATGTTTTATATCAGCGTTCATTCTTTGTCGACCTAGATGTCGGTGAGGGAAAAGAATATTCATCCAAGCAAGAAGCACTAGCAGCGCTTGAGACATTCATAGATACAACAGAATTACCCGAGCCAGTACGCATTGACTCCGGTCGTGGCATACACGCTTATTGGATTTTAGACCAAGATGTTCCCGTGTCTGAATGGAGACCCTACGCTGAAAAGTTTAAAGACTTATGCCTAGGTAATGACCTGCACATCGACCCTGTAGTAACGGCCAACCCAAATCGTATCATGCGATGCCCGGACGCGCTGAACTACAAGACAGACCCACCATCACCTACGCTAATATTAGATGATAACGAAGAATACCCTGTCTATTCCTTTTTTGAATTCAAAGAGTTCTTAGGCGAACCTGAGCTTACATTCGACCACATCATAGCAAGCGTCCCAAAGGGAATGAGTGATGACCAAAAAGCAATGCTTAAAGTGGAAGACTTCACCTGCAACTTCTCTGACATAGTTATGAAAAGTTTTGATGATAAGGGCGAAGGCTGTCTGCAAATTAAGTATGCCATTGAGAACGCTAAGCATCTACCCGAACCAATATGGCGCGCTGCGCTGTCTACTGCCGCTAACTGCAATGACGCGGATACAGCAATTCATTTACTTTCAGAAGACTATGTAGGCTATGACCCCGAGACAGTTGAGAAGAAAGCAGCTACATTAAAAGGTGGTAAAGGATATACGTGTGAAACATACAACAACGAAAGCCCAGGAATTTGCAATAAGTGCCCCCACTTTGGAAAGCTCAAACCAGCTAACCCACTCACACTCGGACGCGTACTACAAATCAAACAAATCTCAGACGCAGAGTACGAGCAACAAATTGCCACAGCAGTCAAGGACACCGAGGGGTCTGTTCGGTTGCCGTCGAGTCCCAAAGCGCTTCCAGAAGGACTATACCCTTTTGTAGCTGGACCGACTGGCGGAGTGTACTATGTTCCCCCTGCAAAATTCGATGCTAAGACAGGCACATCAAAAACAGACCAGCCAATGTTGGTTTCACGATACGACCTCTACCCAGTTAAACGGATTTACAGTTCGATGGACGGCGAGTGCTTGTTGATGAGAACAGACTTACCTAATGATACGTCAAGAGAATTCTTAGTGCCAATGAAGCATGCCTATGCCGTGGACAGACTTCGTGAAATTATGTCGAGTAATGGGGTTTTGTTTAATCCTACGAACGGAGATAAATTATTAATGAACTATATGGTTAAGTGGGGTGAGTACCTCATACACAAAAAATCGGCGGAAATTATGAGAATGCAAATGGGTTGGACAGAAGACAAAGAAGCGTTCGTAATCGGCAATCAGGAGATAAAAAAGAACGGCGAGGCTGTACACAGCCCTACCTCACCCCTATGCCGTGGAATTGCTCAACACTTAAAACCCACCGGGTCCTACGCTCAGTGGAAAGCTTCAGCTAATAAATTAAATCTACATAGTATGGAGTACCACGCGTTCACTTTACTGGCTGGATTTGGTTCTGTTCTCATGCCGTACACTTCAACGAGTGGTGTAACGATGGGATTGAGTGGTAAATCAGGTGCAGCAAAAACAGGTGCACTCTATGGCGCATTGAGTATTTGGGGAAACCCAAAAGATTTGAGCGTAGTCGGCACTGACCAAGGCGCGACATCAAATGGTTTAACAGGACGCTACCTAGCACTTCATAATATTCCGTTTGGTTTAGATGAGGTTCACGAGATGCCTGTAAAAGAGTTGACTACTCTGCTTCATAAAATTGCACAGGGTAAGGCTAAGATTCGTATGCAGTCTTCAGTCAACGCTGAGCGTAACCATGAGGTGTCAGCTTCGCTAATTGCAATCCTCACGTCGAACGACCCTATCTACGATTTAATTATGAGTCATAAGAAGTCCCCGACAGGTGAGGTTGCTCGATTGATTAACTTTAGAGTACCACAACCTAAATTACTTGTAGAGGACCCTAGCCAAGGTAGGGCTATCTTTGATGAATTTAACAGACATTACGGATGGGCAGGTCCTGAGTTTATTAAAGCGGTGTACAAGCTTACTGAACAGGATATACGCGCAACTATTGAGAAATGGATTCTACGATTTAAGAAAGACTTTGGTGACATGTCAGAGTATCGCTTCTATGAGAACCTAGTCGGTGTCGTTATGGCGGCAGGTGATATTACTAACGATGCTCAAATTACCGAGTATGACCTAGAGCGTATCTATAAAGTTATTGTTGCACAGATGATTTCAATTAAAGACAATGTTGTCAAGGTTAACAGCGTAGACTACGAGTCACTATTGGGTGACTATGTCAATAACAAAACCATGAACACTCTAATTATCAATGATGGTAGGGTAACACTAGAGCCTCGAGGTCCATTACTAGTACGCGTTGAGGTGGATACTGGGAAGCTCTTTATAAACACACCAGACTTCCGTAAGTATTTAACTGAGTCTAATATTAGTACTGATGAGTTTTTGTTTCAGATGCAAAGCATGGGTGTCAATGTAATTTATAAGAAGGCGCGTGTTGGCGCTGGCTGGAAAGAAGGAGTTAAGCTACAGAACTACTGCTACATCATAGACACACATAGCTTCGATAATGAGTTTATTAAGGGATTAGTACCTGATGAGTCAGGAGCCTGAGTGGGTTCTACCATTTGATGGGATGAAAGTCGGAGAGAGCTTTTTTATCCCAACCCTACAACCTGCCCCCTTAATCTACAGCATTGACACTGCGGCTAAGAGGGTAGGTATTAAGGTTCAGTACTTCATTACAGAAAAGGACGGCATTATGGGAGTGCGCACTTGGCGCATCCGCTAGTTCATATCTCTGTCTTTAGCCGTACGTAATTTTGGGTTCCGTGCTTTTAATCCTCTATTAATTCTTGCTTTTAACAAATCTTGGTTTCGGACATTATTTTCAAGAAGTTTTTGTTTCTCATTAAATTTTAAGCCCGATTGGTTTTGTTCAATGACTTTTCTTTCGTGACGTAGGGCATCTAAATCAGCGTTGTCTTTACGTAGATTATCAATTACCTCTCTGTCGTAAGGGCGTCTAGCTTCATAAGCATTTACATTTGACTTAGGGTCAGCCTCGGCTGATTTTAGTGATATCTCCATATTATCAATTTCTTTTTTTATTCTTATGTATTCTCTTGAGTCTGGTCTAGAGGGTCTGCCTACAAAAGCATCAACAACAGGATTTTCAGTAGTAATATCATAATCTCTTTCGCCTTTAGAAATCATAATATGACGTTCCGCTAAGTCACTAAATACTACAATACCGTTAACATAATTGCTTGCTAGATGGTAAATAGTGTTAGGGCTTATATCAATAATACTACTATCAAATAAGTCTCTGCTCTCTCTATTAAGTGTTTCCGCAGCCCATTTAGCCCATTCAGGTACATTACCGTGACTTGTGAAAGCATTGGGTTCATTACCCATAGAGTCTAATACTATCTGCATACCTAAGCCGTTTTTATTGATAGCCGACTCTACGATACCTTTAACAAGCGTAGGTGAAATAGTATCTAAAGCCCAATTAAATGGGTCATCGGTAATAGGTATTTTACTCATCTGCACCGGAGAAAATGAATCCTGTACTATAGTGGCTATATTATCTACTAACTCATCAAAAGTTTGATTGCCCTGTACGTAAGTATTTATTTGAGCACCTAGAGATATAAGGGCACCTGGGCCGTATCCAGTAGGAATCTGTATAGGGTTTTTCATCCCAGGCAGGAAGAATCGCATAGCCCTAGTCCATAGTGAAGGGTCATCGTTTTCAATTTTATTTCTGCCTAGCTCATCGTCCTCGGAACCGGATAATGCCATACTATAAACAGCCATACCAAGACCTATATAAACTCCAGTCATAATTGCAGTGCGTTGTTGTTTTAATGAAAAGTTCTTTTTGTAGTTAGCTAAAGCAACAGGGTCTTTTTTAATTGACTCACTCAAGTCTTTAATAGCGCTACTTTGAGCGAAGGGTAAGATGTATCCTAAGTCTTGGAAGAACCTTACAGTACCAGTAGCAGTAGACCTAGTAAATGCATATAATCTGGCCATATTTCTTGCGAAGTTGTTGGTACCAGAATGTTCAAAGTTAGCTAATTCTTTAGTAAATGTAGCAGCTTCACTAATAGCTTCTACTTCAGGCACTCCATTAGCCATTAAGTGGTCTTTTACCGTTTTATAGGCGGTTAGTCGAACGCTTATCTCACTCATATGCATCCAGTATTCAAACGGTATTACTGCGTGGTCGTAAGCTGCAGATGCTATTTTCTTAGGGTTATAATTACCTTTAAAAGCCATATCAACATTGCTTTCTAGTTTTCTAGATTCGATATCGGTTGATACTCCCTGTGCAAAAGTTACAATCCCGTTTGCAAGCGCTAGTTCTAAGAAATATCTAGTAAACTCATCTTTTTTTGCTTTAGCTTCTAGTGCTTTAAAATTTCCGTTTTGGTAGTGGTACATAGCCGTACCAGCTGAAAATACTCCACCACCTAATATAGTATCTGCAGAAGCTGTATTAATTATATTGACCAAGTATTCTACTGCTGGCACAAAACCGTATTCAGAACCTATATAGAATAAGTTAGGAATCATATCTTTAACCGCATTGGCTGGAGGGAATTTAATGTTAAATAATGTAAATCCTTGGCCGACAGCTCTAGTGCCTGTTGATACAGAGTTTGCTATATTTTTAGTTAAGTCAGACGAGTACTGTTTATAGGGTTTACGTAGAGCTTCTAATATATTTTGGTCTGTAATTTTCCATATTTCTACACGTCCATCAGGCATGTTAAACCATATAGTAGATTTATCTTTTTGTAGCCCCTCTTTATACCTATCCTCATGGGATATAGTTTTTATTTTCTTGCCGTCTATGTTACCTTGTTTAATGTTGTTTACTACGGACTGTGTTACTGACTGATGTGCTAAAACATATGCAGCTTTTTTAGCATCTACTATTATCTGACTTACGGGGTTAGTAGCTGTAGATTCACGACCTTTAGCTACAGTCTCTCCAAACTGCAAATCTGAGCTGTATCTTTGGTCATCATCAAATCCATTAGTGGTTGTTTTTTCTTCTAGCTCAGGTCTACCTTTAAATGGCACATACCACTTATACCCACTACCCTTAATGTAGTTTATGTTAGCTTGAGTATAAAAATTACTTTGCAGGTTAAGCATAGATGTAACTTCTTGAATTTCTCTCAAGGCTTCAAACAAATCCATTACTTGCTGCTTGTAAGGTTTACTATCTAGTGTGGTTAAAAAGTCACTAATATCTTCAGCGGAATATCCACCAACTACGCTTTGGTCATTATGATTTTCTAAAAACCTATTAGGGTTAGTAACAAGCTGATTTTGGTCCATATTAGCTTCATTAAGTTTACCAACCCGTTCAAAGGCTTTGTCTGACATCAAGTCCCCGGTCATTGCTTTACCGGTAGCAGGGTCTATTTCAAATATTAACTCATCAAGGTGCTGCCTAATTACATCAGCTTTTTCAAGGGCAGTCATACCCCCTGGGGTATCTTTTAGATTTTTAAATGATGCAAGTAGTCTATCCCTATGGTTTGCCGGAGTATCCATTTTTCCAGCAACAGATACTAGGTAATTTACATCACTGCTTAAGGGCACATTTTTTATAAAGAACCAACGGCGGCGCTCAGGCTCATGCAACCCTGTATACCATAGCTGTAGATGGTCCATTAGTTCTTTAGGATTAAATTCTGTAGCTTCTTTTTTGATGTCTGTTATAAGTTTAGTAACTTTAGTTTCTAGCGGTTTAATACTCTGAGCTGTAATAGTATACGCTTTAGCCATAGACTTAATTACTTGAGAATAAGTATCATTGAACATAGATTGATTACGTTCATCTCGCTCAAGTTTATTACTCATTTTCAAATCACGTTCTAGCAACTGCAACGGTTTAGTATTACTTTGTAGCTGGCGTACCAACGCACGATAGGCTATACGAGGATTTTTTAAATGCCCATAAATAATTGTTATGGCTGACTTGCTTTCTCGTTTAGCACTAAGGTCCCCTGCTTTGGCTTTTACTCTAGCATTTACGTCTGCTGCAGGCGGTGTTTGTGGTATCTGTATACGACGTGCTGCTAACGGGTCTACTTGAGTACCTGCTACTGGTGCGGCAATAATAGTATTAAACAACTCAGTCAACTCAAACAAGGCATTGCCTTCATAGCCTTTTTTGTATCCAGCAAGAATCTCTTTTTCTTCTTCAACACTAGTAGAGCCTTTATCTTCCTCTTTCCCTGCTTTTTTCTCTTCCGCCGCTTTCTTCGCCGCCGCTTTTTTCTCTGCCGCTGCTATTAATTTTTGTTCTTGTTTTAATCTATCTGTGATAGTTTTATTTAATATTTTAAGTTCTTCTGCAGTGGTAGTATCTAAGCCACCCTCTTGGATTACTTGAGAATATACTTGGCTATATAATTCTTTTTCTTCGGCAGTCTTAACATTCTCTGCTAACTGAGCCAAAGTGTCCTCGTGTTTTTCTTGTTCAGCAGGGCTTAAGTCCTCTATCCGAACTACCTTAAAGGTTTCTTTGCCTGATACTAAGGAGTCTTTGCGTAGCTGCTCATATAGATAGGGCTTCATGTATAGGCCATACCCACTATTAGTTACGATGCCATAAAGCTTCATAATAGCTTCGGTAAACTGATTTAATATGTTCTTAGCTGATGCAACTGGGGCATTAATTAATTTACTAAACTCGCTTGGTAATTTGCCAACTGTGAACTTAGCTAGACTGCGCGCTTGAATATTAGATAGCGCAAATTGAAATTGTGAGTCAGTCAATGCGTAAGCTACAAACTCGTATAGGTTTTCAAACGCATTAGGGAACCTGCCATTTAAACGAGGCTTAGTAAAGTCAAACAGTTTCTCAATATGCTCGATAGCTTCACGCTGAGGTTTAGTTAAAGACTGAGGATTCTCTAAGTACCTAGAAATTAATCTAACTGTTGCAGCATGCACAACTTCGTGTAGTACCGTAGCCTCGTCTAATCCTTCAGGGGTAAAGTAGAACGTATCTGTTTTAGGGTCGTACTCAGCCAACTTACCTTCACGGCGTAAGGCTACAATAATAGGGTTCTTAATATCGGTTATAACAGTAGATTGGAAGTCAATTTTACTTAGCTGTTCTGCTAGAGAGCGGTATAAATATGCAGTGGCTTTTCTGTGTTGATTTGCTAGATAGTTACCAAAAGCGCCTATACCATCTTTACCAGTAATAGTAACCTTACCTTTAATTGCAATACCACGAGCCGTAGCTAGTAACTCACGTAGTACACCGTTTATGTTACCTTCTTCCAACATATCAACTACGTCTTGTGAAAGGTCAACACCTTTACCTACCGCCTCTTTTTCTGCGGCTTTTTCTTTAGCTGTAGTAGCTTGGTACTGTTCTTTGGCTTGCTCGGATTGAAGTGCTAATTCAGCGTTTTCAATATCTATTTGTTTCTTACCACGATACCCTACGTTTTCTTTTTCTAACTGTTCGGCTACTTTTCCAAACGCATTATGCAATGCCGTGCCGCTTTGTGAAAAATATTTTTGCCCTGCTTTTAATCTAGTAGATATTTTTGGTAGGTCTTCCAAGAAATTAGCTTGGGCTTGCTCAGATAGCTCTTGCCATAAAGGGAATTCAATTTGATGTTCTTTAGCAGCAGCTTTTTTATTTAGTTCATATAAAGCCGCATTAACGTCTGTTATTGATTCATATGTTCCACTTTTATCTTTACTAAAGTCATTTAGGGCTTTAAGAGCCGCGTTTGGCCCTTGTGTACGGTTGATAATAGAGTATAAAGCTTGTTGTGCGGCAGACAGTTTGTCCCACCCCCTAAATTTATTTTCTGGGTCTGCTTGTCGATTGTATTCAAACCCTTCAATTTCTTTATCAGTAGTTTTAGTATCAACTGCAATGAATGGATAAGCATTTTGTTCTATACGCTCCGCTTCATTTTGTTCTAATGCTTTTGCACGAGCAGGCTCGTCAGCTGCAAAAGCTTTTTGCTTGGCTTCTAATTCAGCTTCTTGTTTGCGTCTAGTCTCAGAACGTAGACCAGCTGTACCTTGACTAAAGGCCTCATTAAATTGTTCAGGTTTAAATATGCCAACGTCAATGCCATATTCCCTTAGTTGAGTTTTAACAAACTCTATGGCATCTTCTACTTTAATAAAACCCATGTCTGCAGCGGCAGAGAATAAGTCACGTAAAATAGGGCTCCAGTCTTCATCTTCCTCGGGTACGATATTCGTACGTCCAACCTTAGACATCTTATTACCAGCTCGAGCTAACGCATCAGCTAATTTATTCTTAGCTAATTCTTTTTTATCTACTGGTGGGGCCTCAGCAGCTACCTCTTCTTCCGCAATTACTTCTTCGGCTTTAGGTGCAGTATCAACAGCAGCTTCTTCAGACACTTCTTCGCTAGGTACTAATTTCTCTGCTAACGCTTCTGCTTCAGCCTGTTGTTTTTCTACTTCTTCTATTGGAGATTTTTCTACCTGTTCATCTTGCTGACCTGCTATTTCTTCTGGTGATTTTCCAAGCCATGCATCTCTTTTAGCCTTAGCCGCTAAAGCTTCGGGGCTAGCAACCCTGAGTGGAGTTTCCCCTGCCTCTTGAAGTTCAGCTTCGTTAAATGCAGGTGTTTCATTTACGGCTTCAATCGTTTCCGTTTTGACTACAGGTGCTGCAACGGCTTGTTTAGAGGTCTCAAATAGTCTTTTGTATATACCAGGATTAGTTTTTTCTAACTGAGCGGCAGCCGCTTTGTCTCCCTTAAGTACATTTTTTATTACCCAGTTTCTAGCATGACTAGGCGCGTTAAATTTAACCCCAGCTTGCGTAGCGGCGTCTACTATGGGTTGTTCTGTTGCATTTAATGCAGTTGGCTGTGCATTCGTTCCACCTGTAGTTGCTCCAGCATTGATTCCAGACCCAGCCATTCCACTTCTGTCAGCTCCTCCAGCTCCGGCTTCAAGTTCTGCAGCGTCGGGTTCTCCAGATAAATTAGCGCCTGCTCCACTAGCTTGAGCGTTAGTTCCTGTGACATATTCTTCCGCTTCCTTTTCTTCTAATGTTAAAGGTACAGGTTTACCGGCTTGTTTTAACTTATAATTACGTTTTTCATCCGCAGTCATTGTCTGCGTGTCTATCTTTTCATTTGCTTTGGCTTGTTTTTCTTGCCAATCTTTTTGTTCGGTTTTTGATTTTTTGTATTGTTCTTCGCCAAGAATTTGTTGATTAATTTTTTGTTGTTGGTAAGCACCGGCAGCGGCGCCTAGTGGGGCAGCGGTTAAAGCTCCTTCTACACCAGCTTCAGCCACATTTTCAAAAGCTGGTTTGCCTGTTGCTACGTTTAAAGATATTTGGTCTACCGTAGATTGTGGTAGTTCTTCTACGCCAGCCTCAACAGCACTTGCTTTAAGTGCAGCGCCTACTCTACTAGCAATTTCTTTTTCAGCTACTTTACTGCTAATCTGTCCGGCCATTTCCCTAGCAAATATCGCATCTAAATCACCAACCCCAAGATAGTCAGCTGCAGCTCCACCGGCTTTGCTAAATAATCCAGTCAATACCATATTAGCTGCAACGGCTACATGCTGACCAGGAGTTAAAGGTTTTCCTTCTTGTTGGTCTCTAATTGCCTGAGCTGTGGATAGACCTGCAACACCTGCTTCACCAGCTGCTATGCGGTTACCTAAACTTAAATTAGTAGGTTTTAAAGCTCTAGCAAATATCCCTGCCTCACCCATTGGACCGACTGTTTCAGCTAACCCTGTAGATATAGTAGATGGGTTACTAAGCATATAACCCGCTTTGTCAGCAATTCTTGTTAATAAGGGGTCATCAGGATTTGTAGGACTATAAGCTTCTAGCTCTTGAGTACCCTTAGATTTAAGAGACTGTAAATACTCAGATACGCCTTTTAATACATCATTATTATCTGGTGCTAGACCAAATTTATCTTGTACATACTTAGCAATATCTAGGGAAATATTAGGTAGGTTTGGATTGGGTACAGAAAAATCGGTAAACTTTAGTAGTTGTTTAGCAACTAATTCTTGAATAGACTTAGAAGGAGCTTCTTGACCACCCATAGCTTGTGTAGTACTTCTAGCTACATCTACTACACCTTTAGCTATTCCTACAGGCACATCTTGAAGTAAAGCTTCTCCCGTGCGCTCTATACCAAATTTAGTGTCAGGATTTTTGCCAGGTTGTGGAGCAGCCTTTTCTTCTATCGCTGGTTTAGTTTGCGCGGGCGCGCTTTTACCTGCTAAATAATCAGCAATTGCGCTATCAGGAACTCCGTCTTTACGTGCTGTATCAAGGTCAAAGCTAGATTGTTTAGCTAGATACTCAGCAATTGCACTTTCAGGAACTCCGTCTTTACGTGCTGCAGCAATATCAAATGCCATTATCTATCCTTTAGGGTTTTTATTATTGCTCATGTATTTGTCTAAATTATACTGCGCAGCAGTATTACCGGTTGGTACTGGAGTAATACCTTTTAATATGTTTGCTTCTTCTTCCGCAGAAATATCGTGGCCATACGCTCTAGCTTGCTTAATTTGATTTCTAATTGAAGGGCTATATGTTTTATTAACGCTTTCTTTAATGTTAGCAAGTTCTTTTTCAGCATCTTCAATAATTTTTGCATCGTCAGCACTAACAGTTTTTAATGATGCTCTATTAGTTAGAGCTGTTTGATACGCTTGTCCGAGTTTAGAAGCATCAAATTGTTTTTTAAGTGCATCAAACTGCGTGTCTCTACCTGCTATCATATCATACAAACTCTTAGGCAACTGCACCACACCGATATTACTTGCAGCTCCGGCAGCAACTTTGTACCCACCTTCTTTATCTGCTAGAGCCATATCTTGTGCGTATTTATACTCAGCTTTAGTGCCTTCAAGTCTAGCCGTATCTTTAGCTGCAATGTTAGCATTAGCTGCTTCACCTTGTTTAGCTTGAATAGCTTGGATTTCTTTTTCGATGCGGTTAACATCTGCGGTATCACCCGCAAGCATTGCACGTTTTTGTTCCATTTGTTTGCTACGAACCAAACTTTTTTGCTGGTCATAGTTCTCACGTAGAGCATCAACTTTTTCAAGCTCAGCACCGGTAGTTGTACCATATGCACCTGCACCTTCACCAACCCATCTACCAGGTTTAGCGTTAAATATAGCTTTTGATGCAGCCAACAACCCTAGCCCTTGAGCACGATTTTCTCTATCTGCTAACTTATCTTCTTTTTTCTTTAGCGTGGCTAATTCATCTTCAGTTAAATCTTTAATACCTAACTTCCCTTCTCTAGCCCTGTTTTCTTCGGCTTTTTCTTCAAAGGTATATGGCAATCCTGTTGCTGGGTTATTTAATCTTTTAGCTATTTTATCTAAGTAGCCATAGTCCATAGCAGTAGGTTCGTAATCAAACTTCGGAGCATTTATACCACCTTTAACAAACGACACGATACCGCCACCAGCCATCATTGCCTCATCAGGTAAGTTAGATTGCGCGCCAGTAATGCCTAGGTCTTCAGCCTGAGCTAGTACTTGTTGTTTGAGAGACTCTTGGTCTGCCATGCCTTGTTGCGCAGCCATGGCTTCTTGGGCCGCTTGTTGTTCTTGTACTTTCTGATTAAGTAGTGGAATGCGGATGTAGTCAGGCAATGTGCGTGGTTGCACTTGTTGTAGTTGTTCTGCGTTTAAGCCTTGTGCAATACCTTCTGCATTATCTTGGCTCATTACATCACCGCCGCCTGCGTAGCCAACAATACCACCACCAGCGTAAGACTTGACAGTGCCGCCTTCGGCTTTAGTCATACTTGCAACACCAGCGATACCAGTTCCTATACCAGCCAATGATTGTAATGCGCCTGGTCCAGCTTGATAAGACTGTGTTGTCCTAGCTTCCAACGGTAGGCCGCGTAGTAAGCCGCTCATTTGTGCAAGAGATTGCATTGGGGCTTGTTGTTGCATTGCGTAGTTCTGGATTGCTTGGTCTATTTTTTGTTGCTCTGCTTGTTGTTGAGCAGTACCAAATTGATTTTGTGTGCCTATGATGCCTTGTTGCGCAGCTAACTGATTAGCGCCTAAATTACCTAGAGTAGAAGCTGCTTGACCCGCTTGACCATAACCTTGCAGTGCAGTGCTGAGACCTTGTTGACCTTGACCATAACCTTGTAAAGCGGTACCAATACCTTGTAAGCCCATACCAGCACCTTGCATACCAAGTCCCGCACCTTGCATAGCCGCGTTTTGGCCAGTGATACCCATACCAGCACCTTGCATAGCAGCTTGTTGGCCTTGTAGACCTAAGTTAGCACCGAACTGTTGTTGCTGTTGAGCATTGTTGAAGGCGTCGTTATATCCTTTAGATATAGTTGCATCAATAGCGGAGTTCATAGCACGATTATTTTCCGCTGCCATAAGGGCTTCACGAGTGCCACCAAATGCGCCCGCTTGAGTTGCTTGACCTTGTTGCTGTGTGCCTGTAATGCCATACTGACGACGCATTGCATCGATTTGTGGAGCTAGAGAAGACTGTAGGTACGGGTTCATGTACGAACGAACTGCGTTAGGGTCGGTGGCTTGTTGTGCAAAATTAGCACCCGCTTGGCCAGCTTGCATACCATACCCAGCACCCAGTGCACCATACCCTGCGGCTTGTTGGCCTTGTTGAGCACCTAAAGCACCGTAACCCACACCTAAAGCACCGTAACCTAAACCACCCATACCAACATTAGTAGCCGCTTGACCTAAGTTTACAGCTTGACCAGCGGTGCCTAGTGAACCAAAACCTGATGCACCCGCTATACCTGTAGCTGTATCGAATTGACCTGGCATTGCTAAGTTTGCTGCACCAGTTTGTGCTTGTTGTTGGAGTGGAGAGAACCCAGCAACGTAGTCATTCATATTGGTACTATAGGGCGTGTATGGTTGAAAGCCTGTTACATTAAAACTGCCGTCTGCGCCAGGCGTTCCCTGAAATATTTGTTGTTGAGCTGCACCAAGCATTGACTCAACGTAAGGCTGAGCGTATTCCGGGATGTTAGACTGTTGCACTTCAGTATTTGTAGGACCACCGCCACCTTTTTTGTATAGCTTAATATTTCCAAATGGGTCTTTTTGGAAGGCTTCTTCAGGCAACATGTCAAAGTGCTTACTCATACTTATTTCTCCACAGGCAACTCATAAAACACAAACCGCGATTTGTATCCATCATTTTTAAAAATCTTTTCCCAACCGGGGCGACCATAGCTTTCTATAATCTTACACCCGTGCTCTTTGGCAAACTTCTGTAGTAAGGCAAGCATGGGGTCTTTCCACTTCTTTAATTCTACGCCACCAGTAAATATCATATCTAGCGACACCATTCTAGGGTAGTATCCAAACGTAGTTACAACCGCACCGTATATCTTGGCACCTTCAAATGCAATCCAAAGATGTTGTGGCTTAGTTAGTAACCCTTGTTTAATATCCTCTACTTCGTACCTACCGTATGAATACTTGGCGGGACCCTCTAAATACTTTTCTATATGAGGCCATACATTTTCAACGTACTCTACAGGTACCAGCGATACTTGCATTATATAAGCACTTCAAATAGAGTGTTACGTGGCTCAAAATCAAACCGCCTCCATAACCGCACTATAGAATCCTTGCCATAGCCTTGTATCTTTGTAGCACCTAACTCTTTTAGTATCCGTTTTAGCTGCGCAAACACTTCTTTAGTTGCTATAAACTTACCACCAGTAGAAGTAATAAATGCTACTCTATGCAAAGGGCAGTTAACTAATGATACTGTTGCACACCCATGTATATCTCCGGTCTCATCTATGGCAACAAACAAATACCATTCACCAGAAGTTACATACATTCTAATATGCTCTAGGTTATAGTTTCTGCTCCACTCAGGAAAATTATCCATTGAAGCTACAGCAGTGGCAATAAAGCCTTCAACCCGAGGCCATACTTGGTGGACGAAGTTTGTATCGACCACCTTAATTTGTAAAGTCATTTTAATCCTATGCTGGTAGGAACTTCTCTGATTTTATCTGTTTACCTTGTGCTTTTTTACCCGTACGAGCTCTACGTACATTTTCCATCATTTTATATAAGTGTTTAGCACCTGCATCAGTAGACCCATTACCTAGATGTGACACCACGTCAGCGGGAACTACAAACTCACCGTCTGCCAATCGAGCTGGTTGTTTATTAGCAATTGTAGCAGGGATATCATCAGACATACCATCACCTGGGCCTTTAAGTAAACGAGGATTACCCCCCGCAGCATACCCACCAAGACTATATCCAGCGATACCACCCATAGCCATTTCAACTGGTTCGTAGTCTGCACGAAGTACTTCTGCGCTCATAGGCATTTGAGTTGGAGTTGCAAATTGAGTGTTATCTTGTCTACCCATTGGATACCCCCCACCTGCCAGTGCAGCAATACCACCTTGAGCATAGCCAGGCCTATATACGTTTGGTGTTATACGGGATGCGTTAAACTTGTTAGGGTCATACTTAAACTTGCTTAAAGGGCCTTTGTATTCATCTTCTTCAGGCATTTGCACACCAGGGGCCATAGCAGCACCTACTAATGCAGTACCGCCGATACCTACACCTAGTTTTTCCATATCAGATAGATTACTATACCCAGTGCTAATCCTATCCATTAAGCCGGGTTTTGCTGCGGCTATGCCTTGTTGTGCACCAGGTAATACAACGTCAGACACAGCGGCTTGAGGTACTGTACTTGCAGCGGTATTAGCACCCTGCCAAAAACCAGTAGACCCAGGAACTTGTGGAGCTGCACTTGCAGCAAACCCTTGACCCCCAGCAGTGGTAAGATTAGCACCCCCAATAGCCGTTGTTGTAGGTTGTAGCATAGCTTGCTGCGCCGCTAATTGAGATGTACCTGCTGCTTCAATTGCTGCGGGTGTACCAACACCTACACCTGTATCTACTGCTGTGTCTAGTGCAGCTGTATTAGTTGCGCCTAAAAGTCCTTGTGCACCCGAAGTAAGACCTGCCGTACCCGCACCTATTAACGCGCCTGTAAGGACATCTTCGCCAGTTAATAACGCTGTACCACCGCCAACTGCGGCGCCTATTAGCATGCCTTCCATAATGCACCTCGATTATAGTGTTTCATAGTAAATTCCTACTATATATAGTTTAGTGAATAATATCATCAATGTAGCGCCTATACAATATTAAACTATTGTTCCAGCGGCGTTTATCCAGTTAGTACCGTTCCACCAAATAGGTCTTCCTATGGTAGTATCAAAATAGTATTGCCCTATCTGTAATTTAACAAGTGTTGTACTTATAGGCCTGTTTGCTGTCGTGCCTGAATCAGGTATTGTTAACCCCTGTGTGATATTATCAATCTGTCCAAAGTAAAGTCGTAATGCATTGGTTAGTTGGTCTATATATTGTTGGCTATACTCAACTGGCGCAATGGGTAAGTTAGGTGCTTTTGGTGGAACTAACTGCGTATTTTTTAAAGGGGTGTTATACGCCATTATCTACGCCCATCTGGTCTAATATCAATACGAGGCATACCTAGTTGCCAAGACACTCCGAGGTCTGACGATTCAATTCTAAATGCCATCTGACGACCGCGTATGCGAGTATATACCTGACCTGTAAATTCCTGCACGTTGTATACCTGACCTGTACTAAAGTTATCCGAGCTTCGCACTAACGGGTTATTAGCCGCACCGTAAGGAGACCCTGAGTTTTGACGGGGTTTAACAGTCATGGTTACAGACGGTTGATTTACATTAGAGCCATTAAAGTTTACGTCTGGTAATATGCGCCATACAAAGCCAAAGTTATGACCGTCGCCAATATCAAAGTCAGAAGACTGCACATAAGCTGCGATAGGTAGGGTAGTGTCACCTGCGTTATCATCAACAGAAGACTCGTGATAAAGAATCCGGTTGTTATAATCTGCTGCCATAGGAAACTGACGAATGCCTGAATCTAGCCAAGCACTGCGAGCCATAGAGCCATAGTACCAAACACGGTCAACATAGTTATAGATTACGTACTTATCAACCGTAGTACCACCGCTTGAGTTACTTACATAGAACCACCAGACTTCGTTGTAGCCTTCGTTACCCCCAGCAAACACTTGGAATGCTTGGTCTTTGTTTATGTCGTTAAAGACATACTGACGCAATGCGCAAGGTAAAGTTTCTACGCGTCCGGAATACATATAGAACTTGTCCCCACCCATCCAGTAGGTTACGTTGTTTACAGTTATCATTGCGTTAGGTGACATGATAGAAATATTATCCATCAAGATATTAAAACCCCACACATAGGGAGCGCCTAGATACTGCATTGAATATAACGCTGAATCAGTCCAGATTAGAATCTCTTGGCGAGTGGCCTTAGCGCCTACAATAAATGAACCACTAGTTAATGCAAATTCACCAGCCTGATTTGTAATAGCTGGAACCCACTCATATGGGTTAAGTTGGTCTGACCATCGAACAAGCATCGGATTAAACGGAGTGTTAGGAGTGCCTGACAAATATGAGTTGGCACCCATAGCAATAACAAATTTCTGAATAGCGGATGCTATGACTTGGTTAGTTGTGTTTGGTACATAGGTTCCAGCATACCCTTCATTAGTAGAAAGAGTATTTAATGAAACTGCCCTAGTATTAACTCCCGTTGAGTCTTTCCAGTAATATATACCACCACCTCTAGGTGCGATAACAAGGTCTTGACCAAAGTTATCGTTAGACCATAAGCGAAGCTGTTGCGCGATACCTGATGTATATGCAGAACCCCAAGTACTTCGACTCCAGGGCCCAGCACCCCAACCAGTGCCGATTGTAAATACGTTTAATCCAATAGGTACTTCGTATGATGCGATAGTACCGGCACCGCCGTTTCCGACATCTGACCCATTAGCTAATACAGGTAGTCCAGTTGTAGCACTTCGTGCTGATATAGTGTAGGTTGTAGTAGAAGGAACTGTAAGCACTTCGTATTCTTGGTTTAACACTGCCGCAGTGATGTTTCCGCCTAGTGATACGGCAGCACTAAATACAACGAAGTCACCTACTGAAGGGTTATACACCGCATCAGTAACAGTAAGGGTGCTTGACCCGTTAGTAGCCGCAAAGGTAGCAACACCTGCTCCTCCAATATAACTAAAAGGAGTAATGTCGTAATAAGTACCACCTTGCTCAATGTAGTACTTAATGTTAGTGCCCACGCCTAGGTAGTTTGAACCATCTAAGTCAATCCAATTCCATAAAGAACGAGCAACGCCTAAGTAAGTATTATTTGATAGGCGAGACCAGCCACCAATCTTTTCAGGGAAACCAGAACGAAAACGAATCTTGTCGCCGTCGTACCAACCGCCTTCATTGGCATAGTCTGTACCTTCTCGGTTCAATCCCGGTCTAAATTCTAGTTTCTTTAATGGCATGTTATTCTTTCCTAAACAAGGCGACTTCATCTTTACGGCGTAAAGTCAACCCTTTAAGCTCTTTACCGCCGCCTTTATTATACTTGAGAAGCTGTTCCATAGCACCCTCTTTGTCGCCTCGATTAATCTTTTGACGAACGGGACTTCTTTGCAGCCAGCCAGCACCAAGATTATAAACAGCAGATATAAGAGCGTTAAATTCATTTTGTCTAAGCGGTACACGAATGTATCGGTCAACTGCTCGCTCAAATCGTACGACATCCTTAACCAATAATGCGTCAATTTCTTCTTTACTCCATATACGATTATCTTCAGGTTTTAATGGAAATGCTTTACGAGCAGCCATTCCTTCAGGTGTAGAGGGTATCTTTAATTGCTCAGCATACATAGCATGACCGTAACCTATCGTCCAGATTCCAGCTGCGCACTGATAGGGCTTCTTACGAAAACCCTCGTGGTGCTTTAGTAGCTTAAGCCCTTCTTCACTTACTTTCATTATGCTTTTCCCATTGACGTGAGCCAAAGTAGAAGCCAATAATTGAACTTAAAATAGCCATTTCGTCAGACCCAAACACTTCCCGTAGTGCAACTAAAAAGTCTACGTTAGTACGAATTGCCCACCATAAGCCAATAAAGTTGATGGCAACCAACTCAAATACAAAAGTAAAAGCGATGACAGGTCGTACGGCTGCATTAAGACCACGGATAAAAGGTCCAGCACCTTCGACAATAGTTTTATCGTGAGAGTATAAAGCCTCACGCTCTCTTGTGTATGTTTCAGCTAAAGTGCTTTCGTATTCGATTGCGGCAATCTTTTCTTGTGCTTGAAAGCCAGCCTGAGCCATAGCTAGGTCACGTTCTTTTTGCTGCATCATCATTTGCAACTCGTGCTTTTGGTCAGCCTTTTGTTGGAAGAACCCTAAAATGTTAGGTAAGCTAGAAGAAGCAATACCTAGTAAGCCTGATAAAATAGATAACATAATTAATTTCCTAGTGGGTTAGAAGTAGCACGTTTAAGTGCTTTAAGTTGTGATTCAATGCCTTCGCGTGTGGCTTTCATTTCTTCGCGCACACCCATTAAAGATGCAGCGGTTTCCCGCACGTTGCCGTTAGTAATTGCTTTAGCTTCATTGGCAGTGCCAATAGCGTTGGATACTTTTTCCTGCATGGATACAAGCTGGTTTGACGTAGTAACCATACTGTCTTTAACCGTATTGACCGATTGTTGTTGGGCAGCTAACTGCACTTTTAAAGCGTTTACTTCTGCTCTTAGCTCAGCGTCGTCATATGGTTTAGCTGCTTCAATGGCTTCAGTCGCCGCTATAACTCGGTTGTAGGTCGTTATGCCTACGTAGACTGTCCCACCTAGTGGCGCTAATATCCCAAAAACCACTACTAATAGCGTTTTCGCTGAGTAGTTCGAGTAAGAATCCTTGATTTCTTCCAAGCTCATATGGTAACTCCTGCTGGTATGCCAATGCGTCGTTCAACTGAATCTGCTGAGTTTGCATCGGCTTGTTTAAAATTTCTAGACTCATCACTACCCCAAACCCCGGAACAAGTGTCTTGCCCTTTGGTACTTGTGGCTGCGATGTACTCGGCGTAGTCCCGCTCGATGTGGTCGGCGATTGTTGGGTGGACTGTGTACTTGTGCTTCCTGACGAGGAAAGAAAGACTGTGTAAGTTTGGCTTTGGCATACGTATGTGCGGCTTTGATTGATTGCACCGCTGTTGTTAGGTTCACAACTAAGGGATTGGTTTTCCACCCTGTCTGAGCACGCAGGAGGTTGAGGAGGTGCAGGTTGCGCACATTCTGGTATACCCGGATAAATTTGGCACGCAAGTTGCTGACAAGCTTGAATAGTAGTGCCTTGAGCGACGCTAAGGCTTGAGTAAACAGGACCATAATCCGCCCACTGAGATGCGTAACAATATGCATAAACATAACTACTCCTTAGAAGAATCAGGCAGAGGAGTGATAAGCACGAAGTCTTTACCGTAAATTTCCTCAAACCAGTTTGGGTGTAAGTCATACCAAGCCTTTCTAGCTGCATCACCAATAGCACCACCTATAGGACAAGGTGAACCAGACATCTCCATAGCCACCCAGTTTTCATGTGTAGCTGCACAAGCCAAAGACACTGCCGCAACCTTTAGACCACTGTCACTTAAGAATTTAGCCCAACGCAAGCGAACGCAGTTATTGTCAGTAATCATCGTGCCGCCAGCTACAGAAAATACGCCCCCGTTAACAGCACCACTGACACCAATGCCGCAAACATCTTGACTGAAAGCCGACATTGAAGGAGCCATAGCAGAGGGGACAGGTTGACCCTTATAATTAATTGTTGTTTCGTCCGCATAAGATACTCCCACGGCTAAAAATCCGCCGAGTAAAAGACCTAGCAATAAGTACGCTAGGTTTTTCATTTTTACACGCTTACCCAGTTTTCAGTTGGCTCTGCAGGCCAATTGATATTACCAGCTACTGGATAAACAGCATATTGACGAATAGCATTACGGTATTGGTCAAAAGCCAATTTATTAGCCAAATATGGATTGCTTAAAGCAGGGTCGCTAACACTTGGAATTTGTGTCCAATCTGTTGCTTGCAATAAACTAACTGCCGTTGCTTTGTTTTCTTCTGCTGTTGGCGGTGTTGGTGGCGGTGGTGGAACTGGCGTATTTGCAACAGTCCAAGCCGCCATAGCGTTATCAGCCCATTGGGGTAAAACAGTAATATCTTCATTAACCGCTCCATCGTTATATTCAATCCACCCTGCATCATCTAACCATTGCAAAGCATGGACATCGGCAGGAGTGCCTTCCCATGTCAAACCAGAATAACACACATTATTTTCATAAACTGCGCCATCAGACGGAATAATTGTAAGTTTCATATCTTAACCCTCTATTAAATTTTGTTGTGTTCTTGCAAGTAAAACCTGTGTGTTTAGGTCATTTGATTTTGTCATTTCATTTCTAAATGATTCAACTGCAGCGCCTGTTTCGCGATTAACTTTGCTGTTTTCAATCATTAATACAGGCATCCAAGCAAACGAACAATCTTTATGGTTAGATACTTCCCCAGTTTGAGGGTGCATCCCCTGCACAGTCACCCAAAAACGACAAGCAACTAGCTCTCCATTACGAATCGCGCCATCTTCAACGCATGGTTCTCCGCCCATCATTGGACAAATAATTTTAGCATCTTTAGCCATTAGTTTTTACTCGCTATTATAAAATCGTAATATTTTATATTGTTTGAAAGTGAATGGCTATGTGAGCCACCACCACCTGTCGCACCTGTATCGCCAGCACCAGCCGTTCCAGTCTGAAATTGAGAATTAACCATACTAGATGTTACAACAGCCGCAGTGTGAGTATGGCTAGGAATGTCAGCAGTTGCTAAAGTGTACGCCCCTGTTGCCGTAGTGCTATTCCATGAGCTAAAACCTGTTGAGCCACCACTTGAAACCGAACCTGTAACTAAACGCAAAACCGCATCGTTTATTGCGGATGATGTATCTTTAGTCCAGCCAGTTGGAGCGGCGGTTTGATTAAATGACATTCTTGTACCACTAGGGAAAGCCGCTCCTGGAGCTGAACTTACCCATGCAGAGCCATTACTTGTTAACACGTTGCCCGCTGTACCAGCTGAGGTTATTCCAGTACCACCACTACCTACTACTAATGTAGATGATAACCCAGCTGCTGTTCCCGTTGTGTTTTGGTTTAGAGTCGGGAATGTGCAGTTGGCTAAATTTCCTGAAGACGGGGTACCCAATGCTGGAGTAACTAAAGTAGGGCTGTTTGCGAATACGTTTGCGCCTGTACCTGTCTCGTCTGTAAGAGCCGCTGCTAAGTTAGCTGAAGTAAATGAACCTAATGACGTAGCATTACCTACTGAAGTCACAGCGCCTGTTAAGTTAGCATTGGTTGTGACAGTGCTTGCATTACCTGTAACATTACCCGTCAAGTTAGCAGTTATCGTACCCGCTGCAAAATTACCTGACCCGTCGCGTAGGACTAAAGTACTTGCTGTATTAGTAGAAGCACTTGGTGGAATAGCTGCGTAAAACTCACTGCCGTCGCAATACACAAAAGCTGTTGTGCCGTTAGTAATAGACACGCCGGTACTGGCACTTGTTTTAATTACAATAGCAAAGCCGCCAACTGTATTATTTCTTATGACATATAGTTTATTTACCGCAGGGGCTATGACATTTCTGATTGCCGCATTAGTACCACCAACTACAAGCACTGCATTACGAGCTTGGTCTGAGGCGCCATTTAAACTAGTTAATGTAACGTCAGCATTGGCCATGGTAATAGCCTGAACACCAGTAATAGCCTGCTCAAGTAATGTACCTAAGTTTGTGTTTGTGGTCGTGCCCCACGTACCCGACTGGTCGCCGTTACCAATAAGTTCGAGCTTTAGACTCGTTGAATAGGTGCTTGCCATGGTTTAATCCTCTATTTTAATGTAGTAGCAAATAAGGAAAACCCAGTAACCGTCACTGAAACGCTTTGCGGTTCTTTTTGTAGGGCCTCATTAGCTTGTGCTTCTTTATCGCATTTTACCGCATCTTCTTGATTAGGTGTAGTAATTGTCATGTTTGTATCCCTGTCCATGTTGTCGATTGAATGTTATTTATATTAGTCCAATTAGGGTTTTGTGAGTCATCTACTAAGCCCCAAACTAATGCACTTCCTACATACCCTATAGCTTCAACCCCTATTGGGTATACATTAGCCTTACCTATTACTGTTACATTACCTAGGTATGTTAGGGCTTGTACCCCTGTTACTATTGTAGTTGCCGATGCTCTTGTTGTTACATTACCTAACTGCCCTGTACCAAATACGCCTATTGGAAATATGTTGGCTTTACCTGATATTGAAACATTGCCTATAAACCCTGTACCAACTACTCCTGTTGGAAATACCCCGGCTCCCGCTGTAACCGTAACGTCGCCAACAAACCCTGTAGCAAATACCGTAGTTGGGAATACAGAAGCACCTAACGAGACGGTTACATCCCCTACTTGACCTGTGCCAAATACACCCGTAGTCGTTACATTTGCTATACCTGTAACTGTTACATTACCTACAAAGCCTTCACCATAAACCCCAGTAACATACACATTACCTGCTGCGGTAATAGTAACACTACCTACAAAGCCTGTCGCTGCTAGTCCTGTAACTGAAACATTTGCCGCGGCGTTTGTTGCTACACTACCTACAAAGCCTGTTGCCTCTAACCCTGTTACAGTCGTGTTTGCCGCTGCGTTAACCAGTATGCTATTTAAAAGGGCTTGCGCAGTTACCGCCGTTACAGGAACATTTGCTTCTGCTACTGTTGTTACTGTACCTAATTCTGCTGTACCTTCTACACCTAACGGAAATATTATACTAGATAATGCACCACCTACATCGGCAAAGGGTGCTTCAGCAAATGCGCTAAACCCAAACATAATTAGTCTTTAGTTGCAATAATTGCATCAACATAACTTACTGCTAAATTAATTGCATTACCTGTAAATGCGCCTGAAGTGTGGCTGTGCGCGTCTTGCGTGTGGTTGTGGCTTGTGCCTGTAAATGTTCCACCACTTGTATGGCTATGTGCGTCTTGCGTGTGGTTGTGGCTTGTGCCTGTAAATGTTCCACCACTTGTATGGCTATGCGCGTCTTGCGTATGATTATGACTAGTGCCTGTAAAGGATGTGCCTGTTACACTTGGTGAACCTGAAATGCTTGGTGCGCCAGTTAATCCATGTGTATGTGAACCACCTCCACCTGTTGCACCTGTATTGCCAGCCCCAGCCGTTCCAGGATTAAATTGGGCATTAGCACGGTCACTTGTTACAACAGCCGCAGTGTGCGTATGGCTAGGAATTTGTGTTGTTGCTAATGTGGTTGCGCCAACCGCAAATGTTCCTGCCCCTACCGCTAAAGTGCCTGCACTTACTGACACACCTACTGTGCCACCTGCAGTTGTTGCCTGATTGGTCGCTGTTGCCGCAGATGTTGCACCTACACTACCACCCGCAGTTGTAGCCTGATTGGTCGCTGTTGCCGCAGATGTTGCACCTACACTACCACCAGCAGTTGTAGCCTGATTGGTTGCCGTTGCCGCTGCCGTTGCCGCCACACTACCCGTAACTGATTGACTTGCAAACGCTGTCGTAAACGCTACTGAGCCGCCTGAACTTGCTGTTCCGCTTACAATCCTTAAGGCTTTATTGTCGTGCGTTGTTGATTTAGTCCAACCTGTTGGCGCGGCTGTTTGAACGAACAACATTACTGTACCACTAGGGAATGCTGGCGGGTTATTTGCCCATACAGGTGCAGAAGCTCCGGCAGAAGTTAATATTTGTCCAGATGTTCCAGCACTAGTAAACGCGTGGGCTGTGCCTGTACCATAGTTAACACCCCCGGCTGTAGGAGTAGCTGTTGAATTTGTACCACCGTTAGCAATAGGTAGTGTCCCTGATACTGCAGAAGCAAGAGCTACTTTACCCCAAGCTGGCGCTGCGCTTACACCACCTGATATCAATGCATTGCCCGTAGCAACGTCAGCAAGTTTAGCTAATGAAGTCGTAGTATCCGCATAGAGCAAGTCACCAACTGCGTAAGAGCTGTTGTCTGTACCACCTCGAGTCGCAGGTAGTGTACCAGAAGTAATATCAGTCGCTGATAATTGAACCCACGCTGGCGCTGCAGAAGCGGAACCTGTACCTGTTTGGGATAAGAAATGTTTAGAAGTAGATGTACTACCCGCCAACTTAGCTAATGTGTTTGTAGCTGAAGAGTAAAGAATGTCTCCAGTTGCGTAAGTCGTTTGCCCCGTACCGCCGTATGTTGCGCCTAGTGTTCCGGTAACTGCAACAGCACTAGATAGGTTAACTGCATTCCACTCGACTTGTGTACCTGAACCGTTTACTGCTAAGGATTGATATGCAGAACCTAAGCCTAGTTTAGACCACGCGTTTGTGCCAGAGCCATAGAGCAAGTCGCCTGTAGTTACAGTGCTTGTGCCTGTGCCGCCGTTTGTAGGAGCAACTGTACCCGTTAGTGATATGGTTTGACCTGTAACATCAATGTTTGTACCGCCAACGTAAGTAATAGCGCCACTGAACTGTGTGTATGTTAAGGCCGTGTAGCCAATAATCATTGTGTTAGGTTCAGTAGTTAATACGAACGAGTCTCCAGTCCCAGTTAAACCCTCTTGCACAAAGAAATAATCGCCTGTACCCAGACCATTTGGGTCTGAAGGATTGACCATATTTGAATCGGTAGCGCGAGTTAACACCCAGTTAGTAGACCCACTACCTACAGTAGTAACTGTATACGCACCGTTTTCTTCAGCGTTAGTTTGGCCTCTTACTAGGACTCGGTTAGTGCTTGAAAGCGAAACGCTATCAATGGAAAGAGCAACTTGAGTGCCTGAATTAGTAAGCGTAGCACCAACACCTGAGTTTGCTCTTGTAGCATACGTTAACCCTGCCGCATTGGTTAACCCTGTAATCTGAGCACCACCAAAAGTTAGTGATAGGGTTAAGGTATTTAAAGCTGGTGTTGAAAATACAAAATAAGCAGTGTTAGTTGATAGCCCGTTACCAGCTGTGCTAGTTAGCCAAATCTGGTCGTTTACGGATAAGCCGTGGTTTACAGACGTTGTAACTGTAGTAGTTAATGTGATATCTGTAATGTTAAAGGTAGTACCGCCTTGAGCGTAAGTAGCGGTTAAATTACTAGCTGCAACGACGCGAACTGGCTCGTGGATATGTACCCCTGCAGTTACCGCATTGTCTACGTATTGTTTTGTGGCAGCTTGTAAGGCAGTTGTCGGGTTCGCATCCAATAAAACAGTGCTGCCGAACGATGCTGCACCGGTAACGTCAAGGGTCTCATTTAAGGTTACACCTTTTTGAACTTCGATTGTTTGGTCTGCACCTGAAATACGTACGGCTTCATTGGCTGTATCAACGCCGCCAGTAAACAACACCAAGTCACTGTTAAGTGTACCTGTACCGATAAGTAGTTCTGAAGTCTCACCAGCTGCGCCTGTACCCGTAGTTAAACCAGAGTTATATACATACGCGCAGTTTGCGGAAAATATAGGGAAAGACATTGATGAGTAGCTGGACCCAACAATACCCATATCGACAAAGTAGTTAGTGCCATCACCTAAGTTATTGTAGGCTACAATGTCTGAAGATGCATCTACACCATTAAACTGGTTTTGCAAATACAGTTGTTGGAAGCTGTCTACATTACCGTAAAAGCGACCTAGTGTATCCCCGTATGGGGTTGGAATCCCGCTTACGCCAGGGCCTAGAATTGTAATCGGACCCGCATTAATTAGCGTGTCGCCATCTGGCTCTTCGTAGATGGCTTTCTCAGACGGGTAGGTAATAAATACGTCTTTAGTACCTGCAGAAAATGTAACAATGGTATTACTATTAGACGAGGCTAGGATAGTGTCACGCGATATGGAATCAGCACCAGAGTCGTATGTACCAATACCCACTTCCCACTCACTAGTAGTTTGCCCTACTATACAGTAATAGGTTGTATTACCGTTACCAATTATACTAAATGTTTGGTATGCACCTGTAGCACCATCAAGCGCAATTGCCCCAGTACCAGTCGATACTGAGGTTTCTTTAACCCGGTCTTTAAGAACTAGAGCCATTTGAGACTCCTATTCTAGGCTATTCTAATGATTGCGTCTGTTGCGTTTGCTGTTGGGAATATGATTGTAAAGTCCCCAGCAGTTGATGTTTTATCTGAACCAAAATCCAACACGGCAACCGCAGTGTCATCAGTGCTGTTATATATCAACGCACCACGAGCAGTAATTGTTGCTGCTGACCATGTAGTATCCGCAAAGTCAATAAACGCTGTAGTACCTGAACCACCATCTGTAGGGACTTGAGATACTGAAAGTGTATTACCACCAGTAGTATAACCGCCGCCAGAAGCTACTTCGTTTGAAGTACCTGAATAAGTAGTTGTACTTGCACCTAATGTTGCAGCTGATGTGTACAACGCGATTTTATAAACCTTTGTTGTACCTGTATTAAAATTTTGTGCGCCGCTCAATAACTGAACTTTAAAGCTCGTGCACATTGCTTGTGAAATTGCCATGTCTTTCTCCTAATTAAGTAGTTACTCTAAGTTTTGTTTGCCCGTCACGGTAAGCATCCCCGCGTTCTAGACCGTCACCAAGGCGTTTCAATTGACCTAAAGCATCTTGGAACATCTTCTCATAATAAGTGACCATATCTGCTTCACCTTTCATAAAAATAATTGCTTCCCGCATAGCCCCGTAAAATAGCACGGGGTCATAATTATCACCTAACCAGCTAGTGCCCGCGGAGTTAGCTACATTAGTTACTGGGATTGAAAACCCTGTTCCTGAACCGCCAATATTTGTATTCGCCGTAGTTAGTACATCCCCGATAACATAGAATGACCCTCCAGAAACTATTGTAACTGAAGTAACTGCACCGCCTGATACCGTGATTGTAGCATACGCGGAAGTACCTGAACCACCTGTTAATGGAACATTAAAGTAAGTACCGTTAATATAACCAGACCCACCCGTAATCGTACCTAAGCTTGCTATAGGTCGTTGTACTATAGATACTGGATAGTAGAAGTAATGAAGCTCCATACCATACGCTGAGTCTGGGGTGGGCCCTAAAATTAAAGATAGCTCGTTTGCTTCATCTATACGAGGACCAAATACCGCATAGTACTTAGGCTGACCAGTTGATGTAGGAGTAGGGTATGACTCACGAATGAAGTTAACGTCCTTATTTAGAAGATAACTGTACGCACCCGCTGCATCGATAACTGCAAGAGAATAGTTAGCCAACCAATCATTAGGAAGCGCAACATATTTGTTACCGTTAGTCATTGTGCCTGTCACGTTTTTACGTAATGATGGCAGTTGCACAGTGTTAAATATACGTCGCTCAGCCTCCATTACAAACGTAGGAATATTTTGCACGAATAAAGACTCCGTGTTTTCCGCGTATGATTGTATTGCTTGACTAAGCTCTATGTAGTTCATTGACCTACCTTAACCCATCTTTCCGCTAATCTTACGACCTTTAGTTGCAGCGCCATAACCACGCATTTCGCCTGTACCGTATGGGTTCATGCCTTTAACATTACCTTTACTTGTATTACCTACGGCTATGTTAAGTTCATTTACGCCATTACCTGATTTAGAGATAATGCTTTCTGGCTGCGTATCTGCATTTGGCATTGGCTGTTTATACATACCAATATCGTTACCACCACCTGTAGGAAAAACAAACCCTGTTGAGTCTTGTGCTGATTTACCCATGATATTATCCCTTTTTCTGTGCAGCAATCTTAGCTAAGCCACGACCCATTTTCTTCATGTCAGCATTAGTTTTGCCACCTTTACTACCTGTAGATTTAGGACCGTTTTCAATTGCTACGTTTGGACCTGAATCACCTAAGTTTCTACCTTTTGTCTTACCTTGTTTTGCTACGCCATCGGCGCCTGATTTGTATGCCATGTTAATACTCCTAAGTTGTTGATACCGTTACTATACCTACTTGTCCTTGGGCAATCAAGTCATTAGGTGTTAAACCCGTGTCACTTCCTCTTGCCCCACCTACAGGGTTCCATCCCCACTGGAATACTCTACTACCACCCTCTGGATTACCATCTGGGCCTATACCGGACACTAAGTAACTAGTATCAGGACGAGGTTCTCTCACCGCTTGTGGGTCATTAACTGGGTACATACCTAGTTGTAGTTGCGGCTGGTCAGGGTCCCAGCACTCTGGGCACACCTTAATGCTTACTTGTTTCGTTTTAATAGTTAGCTTTTTAAGCTGTACCAATTTATAGCGCTGACCACAACGGTCGCACTCGGCAATACTGTGTTTACCACTAGCATACTTAGTAGGCATGATTACCTCGTGTACGACATATTACGTGGAACAAACCGTATTGATGCCTTTTCTCTATCTTCATCCGCCGCTAATTGGAACTGTTGTTCGTAGTCTGCTTTAAGACCTGTTATACGCTCTAAGGGTACATCAGGTAGTTTTATTGACAAGTAATAAGCTAAGCCAGCAACCATACAGTTTAAGAATCGGAACGGAATATCCTGTGTATTAACACCATCACCCGCATCTTGAACCCGACGTAAACGCCAGTAAACAAAGGTGTACTGATTACCCTGAGCGTTTGGTGTTGGCCATACATTAATTGACGGAAGGTTTAAAGTAGTTAACGAAGCACCTGTTAGATGAGTTGCTGCGGTTGTATTGTTCTGGCCTCGGGCACAGTTGATAAGCTGGTTGCCACTTACATTTGGGTAACTAATAACTTCGTTATCAATTTGTATAAACCCTGATGAGGATAGATTAGCTGTAGAGCTTACTGTAATTGTAGTGTCTGTAGCAGATATGCCACCGTTCAAAGTCACTGTCGTAGCATTTGATGCACCTGACTGGCGGTTAATCCACACCTGTATAGGGCGACCCTGTGTTAATTTGTTAGGGATTGTAGAGTAGGTTGACTCGGATATACGGTTGATGTTGATATCAATTTGGTTTGTAGTGCCGTTATTCTGACGTACCACTTGGTCTAGCAAGTCAATCGTATTAACAGGTAGTGGGTATACCGCCTGCCCAGTCGCCATCACAATCGTGCCTTGTTCAATTGTCCATAGGTTTATGCCACGGTTTGCCCACTCAACAGTAAGTAAGTTCAAGCTACGTCGCGCGGTGCGCAAGTCATAACCAGTACGAAGCTCTTTACCACAACGCTCAAAAGCCTCTTCTACGAGGTCATTAAGGTCTAGATTAAATGATGATGCACCTGTGGTTGCCAATTTATTTTTCCCATTCAAATATGAATTGCACGATGAAAAGCTCTACAATCAAATAATTACAGTCTTCGCTTTCCTCTAACTCTAGCCCAACCATCACTCCAGTAATAAAGCTAAAGTAGCATCGCATTATTTAATTTTCCTATATGGCTTAACTTTGCTTTTAATCTTAGCGGGCTGAGCTACGAACTGTTTACCAGCCGCCTTACCTTCACGTTTTGCTTTGGTTGTTGCCGCATATTCTGCAGGTGTTAAGGCCTTTATTGCTTTTTCTGGTAAATACCGTTCACCCGTTTCTGATGATTTTTTACCTGACTTAGTAGTCCATTTCTGGTCGCCCCAAGCTTTTAAAGACTTCTGGCTTTTAGCTAACGCGCTCATTTATAACCGCCACCTGCGGCTTTATACTTCTTAGCGACTAACTGTGCTTTCCTAGCTGACCACTGCCCTGCGCCTGTACCGTGTGTTGCAGCCGACTTAACTTCAGACACTATACGCTTTCTAACTTCAGGTTTTGTGTAGTTGCCTGCGGCATTGACATTTTTACTAGCGGGTAAGTTTACCTTCCCACCCTTTTTAAACATCTCTACGTCTTCAGGATTATCTTTGCGTTTGATAATCTTTTTCTTAGGCATTTTAGAAGGGGCTATTGCCCCCATACCACGAGACGCCCGCATGATTACACCATCTTACCGCGTGTTTTACCGCGTTGAGCACAGCCATCTGCACGAGCTGAAGCTGAACCGCCTTTAGCCATTTTAATCATACCGCCAGCTTTATTATCTTTAGTCTTTTGATAATTTTCAGCGGCTTTTTTGTTTTTCATGTCTTGTAGTTTGTCCACGATTTCAGACGGGATAGGTTCTACAGGTTCTTTTGGCGCAGCTTTTGCTTTACCCATACCACCTTGCATACCACCTTTTGTTGCTGCGCTTTTAATTACGTCTTCAGCCATTATATTATCATCCCTTTAGTTTTGCCTTTAACTGCGCAGCCGTCAGCGCGAGATGAAGCAGAGCCACCTTTAGCCATCTTAGCGCAGCCACCTTTTTTAAGGCTTGACATGTCAGTTTTTTTACCGCCATGCATTTGTTTATCGTGCATACCTACAGCTTTTTTAACCATAGCTTTGTCTTGCGCCATGTCCATCTTTGTATTTTCTTTAGCCATAATAATTCCTTATTAACATTTCCAACGTCTTAATGACGCTGCTTTACGAGTAGGTTTGCCATTCTCGTCTTTCATTGGGCCTGGCATACCTGACATACGGGCACAAAACGATTTTTTACGAGGGCCACCTTCAGGCTGAGGAGCTTTTAAGTTAGACCCAGTTGCTGCGTTATACTTTGCACGACCTTTGGCAGTAAGCCCAGCACCTTTATCTGTAGCTAGTTTCTCACCACGACCAACGGCTAATGATACGCCGCCTTTCTTGAAGGTCTTGCCTTTGTCAGCTTCGTTAAACTCTTTTGCTACTTTAGTAGGAACCCCCACCTTCTTAGCAAATTTAGGGTTATGTGCAGCTGCGGCCATAAGATTATGCTGTTTTTTAGATGTGCTTGGCATATTACTATCCAAATATTTTATGTGCGAACTGAGTGACAAGAGCGCCTAACGCACCGCCAGCACCGCCGACCATCATTAAGACTTTCCAACCGCCGCGAGCTTCTGCAAGGGTTGTGTTAATGTCATTAAGCGTAGCTTTAATTGATTCCATATCCTGGACCAATTTATCCATATCAGCTTGTAGATGTTTAATTTCAGTTTCATGCACTGCTAGCTCTCGTTCTACACTCATATCTCACCTAGCCGTAGAATGCTGTTATTGCAGAAACGTTAGTCAGGTCGGCATAAATATTAGTATCAAAACGAATGCCTTCGCCAGGTAATAATACATAAATAGTAAATGAATCACTCGTACCTACATCAAGTTCTAATAATGTAGTTCCTGATGCGCCACCATTTTTAATTGACACGTTTCCATCAAGACCATTACCTCTATACGAGATAGCCTTTAAACGAGCTGGATTAGCTGATATTACTCCGTCAGCCGTAAGATGCGTTGCTTTTACATCGGTTTGCATACCCATAATTAATCTCCTTAGATTGTCTGGGGTGCAGCTTCTAGCTCAACAATGCGGGCTTTTAACTCTGCATTTTCTTTAGCTAGTGTAGCTGCTGTACCCATAGCATAATCTCTTTGTCCTTCTAGAAGTCCAAGCATAAGTTGAACCTCTGGGTCTCTGTGATTTAGCATTAAACAGTTACTTGTTGCCAATTACCTGAGTTATCGGAGATAAATAACAAACCGTCAGTAGAGTCAATACCTAATGAACCTTTACCTACACCTGATGCCGCACCGTCTGTAAAGTTACCTACTTTAATAACAACAGGAGCCGCAGCACCGTCATTAGCCAAACGAATTTCAGCTGTTTTGTAAGGAATAACGCCAGAAGGACCACCAGCATCAAGAACGGGGTCTTGCATCTTTAAGTCAATACCATAGTCAAAACCAGAACCAGCAGTAGTTTGAGCCATCGCAACACCAAACGCTGAACGGCAAGTAGTTACACCAGAATCGCCATCCATAAACGCCATAACAGCAGCATCGCCTGACAGAGTATTTGTATTAATAGTACCCATTACACCAGCCATTAGACCAAAGTTAGCATAAGTACCAATAACTGCAAACTCACCTACTGTGCCAGCCATGTGGTTGAAAGTAGTAGAAGGAGCTACAGAGAAAGGAGCGCCACACTGAACACGTCCAAATATAGAAAAAGCTTCGCCAGGAGTTGCGTAATCGCTTGAACCAAAACCTGTAGTTGGCATTACACGAGAATAGAAGCCAGAAGTTGCCGTACCAGAATCGGCTGGAATTACATTACCAGTATTAATAGTGGTAGGTGTTAAAGGTTGTTGT